ATGGGGCAAAGGCGCACCCGCGGTGACGGGGGACTCTACAAACGCAGCGATGGCATGTGGGTCGGAGCCGTCGATATCCCCACCGAAGATGGAAAGCGCCGACGCCGAACTGTCTCCTCGAAAGACAAGGCAACCGCCCTGGCGAAGCTGCGCACCCTGCGATCTGAGATCACATCGGGGAAGGCGCCCACAACCTCCAACACCACACTCGAACAGTGGCTCACCCACTGGCTTGAGACCATCCAGAAGCCGCGCGTACGTCCAACCACATTCAAGTACTACGAGACCACCGTCCGTCTCTATATCCTGCCGTTCCTTAACGGCAGTGTGAGGCTGGGCAAGCTCACCCCGGCGGAAGTACGCAAGATGATCGCCCGCAATGGAACACGCAACGCACAGAAGGCCCACCAGACTCTCGTGAAAGCGCTCGGCGATGCCATGGACGAGGGGATGTTGGATCGCAATGTCGCAGCGGTCGTCGACAAGCCCAGGCATGTCGCCGAGGAGCGCCAACCGTTCACATTCGCAGAATCTCGCCAAATCATCACCACCGCATTCGAGATCAACGATCCATGGGCGACGATGTGGACTTCCATGTTCTTCACCGCCGCCCGGCAGGGCGAGATCATCGGCATGGAGTCCGACCGCTGCGACCTTATCGAGGGGCTGTTCGACTTCGGTTGGCAGCTACAACAGCTGCCGTCCGATCTTCCAAAAGGCTTCAACTACCGGCCCTGCTACAAGTCCCTGGTGTGGACCAAGCCAAAGAACAAGGCCGGTGACCGCATCGCCCCAATGACTGCGCCAGTCTGGGCAATGATGAAGACCTACGTCGCCAACGACACCAGACCCAACCCCCACGGCCTGGTATGGCGGCATGAAGACGGTCACCCGATCTCACCCACTGACGCCTCCGAGGCGTGGCGAGCATTACTGAAAGCTGCCGGCGTGCGGTACCGGTCAATGCACTCGGCCCGCCACACCACTTCAACGCTGCTCAACAAAGCCCGCGTCTCCCAGGAGACGCGCATGAAAGTGGTTGGCCACTCAACCGCGGCTGCGCACCAGGGCTATGTACACGTGGACCACGAGACGGCCCGCGCGGCGCTGTCGAACCTCAATGAGTTGTTGGATTGAGTTCAGCCTGCTAATTCTGGGTGGACCGTGCCGCTATCGCGGATATCCCATATTTTTCCGGTGTCAACGCCGTTGAAGTTTATTCGATCGAGAGTGACTTTTTCGTATCCCACATTCAAGACGATGGTGTCCTGATTGCTGTTTCCGTATGCATCCTTGGTCGGAAAGGTTCCTTGTATGAAGACCTTTGTGGCGTTGGGGTATTCGGAGTGTGCGTACTTGAGCGCTTCGATGGTCTTGTTTTGGGCTCCACGGCGCGTAAGCCCCATAAAGACTGCGTCAGAGATTCTGAAGCTTCCGAAGACGACCTCTCCACTCGATCCCGACTCTGTCCGAAAGGAGACACCTTCGGGCGGTTTTGGCTTCTGAGGTTCTACCGGTCGCGCAGGTTCGACCAGCGCGGGCGCTGATGCTTTCGTTGCCGTGCCAGTGTGGGTGGATGGCTGAGTATCCTTACGGTCTTGTCCCCCGATCAATCCGATCAGGAAGAGGACGGCAACTGCCCCCACGATCCACGGCCACTTGGGCGTTTCCTTCTTATTGGGCGACCGCATCAGCTGGTCCGTCCATCTAGCCCCATCGAAGTATCGCAGCCCCGGAGCGCCTGACGGATCTGGATACCAACCCGGCATTGACATTGCGGCCCCCTTATTCATTGTTGACCTGCAAATCCTACGACTTTGATAGGAGTCTGCGTGCCCATCTGAGAAGTCGAATTTGGTCCCGGCGTTCACGCTCGGGGTCATGCTCACGGCTTAGGTATTCATCGAGGGCGCGCTGCATGTCGGGGTCTCTCAGCGCTCCCATGGTGCGCCGTTCTGCTGGTACCACTGCTCGCGTCTTTCCTGTGACCACCATGGCGCAGGTGGGCCGAAAGGGTGTGTGAAGCCCCAGCGGAATGCCGGGTTATTGAACGCGAACCACGGATGCAGAAGCCGCAGGAGCCTCATCACGACCTCCAGTCCTGAGGAACCGGCCGCCCCTCGGATACGTCCCGAGCGCATGCCCGCATGCCGTATTCGATCGCTCCCGAGTAGAACCTCGAGTATCGGCCGGCGAAGGTCCGCAAGATCCAATTGGCCAACCGTATCGCCCCGCGCTCAACAACGGTAGCGCCGCCAAGTTCGCTCATACCCCAATTGTCCCGCGTTTCAGGCGAAGTCGCGGTGTCTACCGCGTCCGGATTCTCAGTAGCCGGTTTACGGTCACCGGATCAGACTTTAGGGCGTCTTCACTTTCCAGGATCTGGTTGAGCTTCTGGTAGTACCTCACGGGGGAGAGCCCAAACCGGTCCTGGATGGCCTTCTCTTTGTCTCCGATCTGGCTCCACCAAATGTTCTCGAATGCAAGCACTTCCGCAGTATTCGGGCCGATCACGGTATCCACATCCATTCGTCACCGAGGACGTGTTCAAGTTCAGCGGTTTCCATCGGGTCGAGCGTGGACATTCGCGTTCGCAGCGTTGGGCCATCCACCCACAGTCCTTCGGCCAGCTCGTCGCAATCTTGCGTCCATCGCAAGCCGTCCACCAAATCGCCGAAGGTGATGAGTCGTCGCGCAGCGAGCTCGTCAACGATGCGTTCTTCGCGTGCGGCTGCCCTTGGGTCGGTGGGCAGCGGTCCGCGTTCCCAGTGGATCAGTTCGTGGGTCAGGGTGCATCGCCGATGGACCTGCTGCAATCGTTTGCACAGCCAAATCTTTTGGCGCGTGAAGCTGGTCAGCCCCCACACTTGTTCGGGTAGTTCCCGGCGACAATTGATGACCACATGGGGGTAGTGATCAGCGGCGTAGCGCCAGGGATGCCAACGTTGGCTCATGGTGGTGAAGCTAGCGTCACCCACTGACAAAAATGGCTCTGACCAGGAACTACATGGATGTAACTTCTCCACGGCAAGGGCCTGCCAAATCACATCAGAGAAACCTCAGATGTGCGTTATCGTTGAGTCATGACCGCCGCGATCAGCTACGAAAGCGTTTCGTCCATCGTGGAGACGGACGCTCATGCCGAGTTGCGCGTGTCTGGCAAGCCGAACGCGAAGTATGTGCAGGTCACCGAGTCGGATGGGACTATCCGGCTTATCCCGCTATCCCTGCTGCATGAGTCGGAGCGGGCGATCCTAGAAAACCCCGGTCTGTACAACCAGCTCCGAAGGGGTTTGACGGAGTTCGCCGAGGGGCAGAGCGTGTCTAGCGACTGGTTGTTCGCTGACGAGTGAGCGCCGAGGAAGTTCGGTTTAGTCCATCCGTTGACCGATGGTTACGGGTCTTTTTACCAAGGTTAGGGTCTACAGACCCTAACCTTGCTCCCTTTTGGATCGGCCCTGACTACCGTTGAACACTGCCGCCAAACCGATCACGTCAAACACCGCAATACCGCCCCCGATCCACTCGTGGCCGAGGTAAGCGAACCATGCGGACACGGCAAACCCAGCGAGAACGGCTGCTAGCCCAAATCGTTGGCCTTGACTGCGCCCCTTATCGGGTATGCGGTAAGGGGCTTCGCGCATATAGATATCCGAGTCGACCGTCTTGCGTAATGACGAAACATATGTGTCGTACAGCTCTGGGGTGTTGTGCTTCATCCGCTCCATTTCCGCTGGATCCGGTGTCAGCAGAGGCAGATGCAGGTGATTCTCGGTGAGATACGCGGTGAGCTGTGTTAGCGAGAGACTTGGCGAAGGTTCCGATTCGCCCGCAGCAGGCTCGCGTTGAGGTTGTACGGCTCCGGGGCTGGCATCATCTCCCTCAGTGCTTCGTACGTCGCCTCGCCCTTGATGTCGAACAGGCTTCCCAGGCCGATCAGGAACGCACGCGTCCGCGTCCCCGTGTTCGTCTCCCGAGTGCTCATGGCTCAACGATAGCTCCTTGTCATGCGGTATGTGAATGTGTTGTGCATGACGCTATCGGTCGGCATGCGGTTCAAGTGGGTAGATCACGAGTCCATGGGTCGCTGCGGCTTGTCCTCGTCCGTCACCCGGCGTGCAGCTAGACCGTAGTGGTCTGGATCGAAGTCGAGCTCCGTGTCGTCACCGGTGTGGAACACGACCTCCTCGTCTTGGTGGCCTTCCGGCGGTGTTGACGGTTCCGGCGCAGCTTCCAGATCATTTTCATCCCCTCCTGATTGGTGATATACGCGAGATCGGCGCGCTTGGTGGCCGCCCAGTTCATCTGCCTGGGCGAATTCCCTTATTACCTCGGCCAGGAGTTCTTGGTCTCGCGCAATCAGCCCAAGGACTCCAGTCCCCGTCAAGATCCCGAAGCTTGATTGAACGAAGTCTTTAATGTCGGCGGGATTGGCGCCAAGATCGTTCGCCAGCTGGGCCAGGGTCCATGCGGAACGAACGCCGCGGAGCAGTGCCGCTTGCTTGCGGACCTCACCCTCGGGATCAACCCGTGCACGTTCGCGTGCGGCGGCGATCGCGTCCGCCAGCTCGGCTTCGATGCCCGCCTCTCCTCGCGTCCGTAGAGCGATCGTGCGCGTTTCAATGGGCGTCGCTTCGCCGCCGGCAAGCACCGCGTCGATGCTGCCCGTCTCCCATTCGAGCGCAGCCTCGATCTTTATCCGGGATCCCTCTTGTGGCCATCTAGACCCTGATTCCAGGGCCCCATATGTTTTCGGATCCACCTTGGCGGCAGCGACGATATCGGCCTGCGTTCGCCCAAGCTCTAGGCGCCGCGCCTTGACGATGGCTCCAACTTCATCCCTTGAGCGTTCCTTCATGACTTCAGTGTGACGGGAACAATCAGGAACATCAAACGCGAAGTTCCGTTCCTCCATGCGGAAAATACGGGAATACATAGGCGGAACTACACGCGAGTAAGCCCGGCCTGACCTGCAAGTTGTAGAGTCTTCCGAGCTGTTCCCAGGCGATCCCTTGACATGTTCCTGAGTGTTCCGATAGATTCCAAAACATGCCCAGGGAAGAAAAAGGAACTCTCAACCAAGAGTGGGTTCGAGTCGGGGCGACGCTCAGGGCCTTTCGGGAACTTCGCGGAGAGAAGCCCGATCCATTCGCGTCGGCCATTGGAATCAGCCGCCCCTACTTGGCCAACATCGAGGCGGGTCGCAAGAAGCTAACCAATGTCATATTGGCCAGGGCGGCCGCCCGACTCCAAGTTGACCAGATCGCAATAATGCTGCCCGCAGAACCGGCCGAGGTGGCTTGATGAGTGCCGACTTAACCCTTGCCTCGGCACGTGCCGATCGGGACGCGCTAGCCGACCGAACCGATGTGCTCGACAAGGTGGGCGTCCTCCGGATGCTGCCCGACGATGCACATGTCACCACCGACGCTGTCGCGTCGTTCTACGAGGTGCCCACTAAGACGATTCAGACGTTAGTGATGCGCAACCGCGAGGAGCTGGACGACGACGGCCTGAACGTTGCATCGCGCGCCGAATTTGAACAGACCTTCAACATGAAGGCCGGTAGAGCAGGAACTTTCCTCCTTTATCCGCGCCGCGCCGTGCTGCGCGTTGGCATGCTCCTGCGTGACTCGCCCGTCGCGCGAAAGGTCCGGGATCACCTCCTGGACTCCGAGCGCCTTCCGGCCACTCGCGAAGAGCGCTTCGCCCTGGCCCTACTGGATGCCAAGGTGATGATCGATCAGCGCGACGCGCACATCGCCGAACTTGAGCCCAAGGCTCGAAAGTTTGACAACTTCTTATCCGCCGACGGCGACTACGACGTCAATGAAGCCGCGAAGGTGCTGTGCCGCGCAGGCATTGAGACAGGTGAGATCAAGCTCGGCGAGTCCCTAAGGGCAATCAGGTGGACATACAAAGACCACAAGGGCCGCCCGCGCGCATACCAATCAGCCATAAATGCGGGATACCTCACCGAGAAGCCCAACGGTGAGTGGATCGCCGACGACGGCCGCATCCACCTGCGGACTCCACAGGTACGTGTCACCCCATTGGGAATCGACAAGCTGATCGAAAAATTGGGAGGCGCGGCATGACCACGGTTGTCGAAGGTGAAGTGCTCGATGTGCTGCCGCCGCCCGTAGAAGAGAAGGTCAGCGCAATGCAGCGCTGGACCCCGGATCAGCAGGTTGATCACGTGACAGAGCTGCTCGTGCAGTCCAACGTGGGACTACTGGTCGCTATTGCGGCGCAGGATCTTCCTGGAATCGTGGAGGTTAAGGCGAAGGCCGCGGGCATCGAGAAGATTGCGAAGCAGCTCCATATAAGTAAGGAGATGCAGTCTCACGCCACCGAGTTCGTACGACGTGCCGAGCGTGGTCTCGGGGTTGGCATTCGGGAAGGGCAGGCTCGGGGCGAAATTCTCTCGCCTGGAAAAAAGAACTTCCACGCCGGCGGACACCATAACAACTCGAAGAAACAATTAAACGGTGAGCTCAAGCCTGGCCCAACACATTTTGCGCCCGCGCACGAACTAACCGGTGCAAACAAGCCCGGCGAGGGCATCTACGCCATGACCGATGGCGTCTCTGACGAGATGTTCGAGGAAGCTCTCACCGAGGCTCGTTCGGAGGGAAACCTGTCTCGCGCCAACGTGGCCCGTAAGTGCAAGGACAAAGCCCAAGCCGCAAGGGAAGTCGTAGATGCCGACGATCCGCTGATCGACGCCGCCGTGGCCGAGCCCGTCACCACCAAGTGGCCGTTCCGTAATTCGCCCACCGAGTTCCTGGCTGAAATCACTGGCAGCATTGCGGCTTTCGCGGAGAACATCAAATGGATAACCGCCGGAGCGGTTGAACCTGGAGAACTGGAAACCCTTACTAATCAAGCACGTAACGCCTGGAAGCAAATCAACAAACATCTCAAGGAGATCAACGATGTCTAAGCCCGAGCGCATCGAGTTCACTTCCCGCATCGGATGGGTGCGGCTAGATCAGATGAAAGTAAGCCCCGTAGCTCAACGTGCGCTGAACCAGGCGTGGGTGGATCGGCTTGCAGCCGAGTTCAACCCGGATGTGATGGGAATGCTGCACGTCTCATACAGGGACGGCTGGTACTACGTCATTGACGGCCAGCACCGCAAGTCTGCGGCCATCCAATGGATGGGATCGGATCAGCAGGTTCAATGTCATATCTACGAGGGTCTGACGTCGGCGGACGAAGCTGATCTATTCCTTCGGCTTAACTCGGTAAAAGCGCAGACTCCGATGTCGAAGTACAAGGTCGCGTTAACGGCTGGGCGCCCCATCGAAACTGACATCGATCGCATCGCTCGATCGGCTGGCCTGGTAATCGGACTGAGTAAGGATCTCGAGGAGATCGGTTGTGTCACTGCACTTGTCAACACATACAACAAGTCGGGACCGGGCTCCCTCGCCTTTGCGCTACGTGTGATCCGAGACGCATATGGGTATGACGGATTCCAGCGTGACCCGATCGCGGCACTGGCGCTCATCAAGGACCGGTATGGCGATGCCATTGAGGAAGACAAGTTGATTATGCGTCTCAACAAGATTGGCGTTGTGGAGCTTCGTCGCGAGGCTCGAAAGTGGAGGGATACTACTGGTAATCCTGGGGCGCAATGCTTCGCACACGCCATGATCATCTTCTACAACCGCGGCAGCGGCAAGCGTGTCGACCCCTGGTGGAACCTCGGGATCGTGGGGGTGGCATGAGCGCCTCATCCTGCATCGTGTGCTTTCAGGGCACAGACACAGCACTGGCCTTCCGTGGATCGCCGGAATGGTGCGTGGCCGGCCTCATGACTCTTGGAGTTCCCAGTGATCAGGCGATGGCAACCTTCGAAAGCTGCCATCCGAACCCCTCAGACCCGATGACGGTGACATATCGAGTCTGCTCATCATGCGTAGAGAGAGCGGGATGCCTCCCGGAGCCAAAGCTGACGATTCCTGGATTCGAAATCCCCGCTGTATGCCAGCCAGGGATGACGGCATGAGCATCTCTGAATCCCGAGTACGGGAGATAGTGCAGGAAGAACTGCATCGTCCTGCCCGCCACCTGGTTATCAAGGTCAAGAAGGGGCCAATGTCACCGGTCGACGATGTCTGGGACAGGGAAGGACGGACCGGACAGGAGGGCGGGGATACCGGGCCCGATCAGGAACCGGTGCATCTCATTGCCGCGACCATCCGCGATCAGGTAGTTGATGTCACACAAGACGGTGTCCCCACCGGAGGCGAGCTCGATCGCCTTGGCTACCTGTTGGGCGTGCTCAAGGGTAAGTGGAATCTTCTCTCCCGCGTAGCGAAGCGTGTACGCGAACTCTTCATCACTCATCCCAAGACGGTAGATGGAAAGGAGTGGTCATGAGCAAGCTTTCCTATAACCGCAAAGAAGCCTCCGAGTACCTCGGTATCAGCCTCTACAAGCTGGACGAACACAAGCGCCTGGGCCATATCTGCCCGCGGTACGACGGCTCAGTTCCGCTGTACCCCAAGGAAGAACTCGACGCATTCTTCGCGTCTCTGCCGTCAGAACCTAAGTCGGCGTAGATCGTCCACAACTGAATAAGCCCCGAACGCAGGGGTGGGCAATCTTGGCGGACGACCACCCCTGCGCCACTGCAACCAACACCTTGGAGGTGTGGCGTGTTCAAGCATAGATCCATCACGGCGGTAGCCGTAATCCTCACCGCGGTTTCGTGTGCTCCACCAGCCCACGCGGACTCGGCCCAAGACCTGGCCGAAAAGTACGGCATCTCGGTCTGCCGAAGTCTGGATGCTGATCCCACGATCGATGGGGTTCTCAACACCGGGGTATCGCTCACCAAAAAAGCGAACATCGACCCGTATGTAGCGGGACAAGTGTTGGCATACAGCGCCATCTGGTTTTGTCCCACTCACATCGCTCTCTTGAAGCGGTTCGCCGACTACTACAAGGGAGGGCGAGAAGCATGAGCGACAACACGATTGCCGGTGTAGTGGAACGGCTAGAGGGTAGGTTATCCGATCTCAAGAAAGAGATTTGTACCAGCCTCAGATACGCCCAGCAATATGACATCCCCGCCAATTGGGAGGCTGTGGCAGAAGTGCGCGGGGAACTGAACGGCATCCATCTAGCCCTCTCGTACCTACGGGAGGCCCGTTCATGACCGTTGAAAGTGCTGTAGAGCGAATCGTTTACGACTGCGCAGCCGACATAGATCTGGAAGAAATCGAGGAGATGTTGGCCTCTGTCCGCAGCCAACTACCCAACCCGGAGTCGGTGTTGTGGCGGTACGACAAGTGCGAACTGGAGACCTACACGGCGCTTAGCGCTGAACTCGGGGTCAACCCACGGGCATTGAATGCCGAAATCAAGCATGGATGCGAATTCCGCTGGGACTCAGATGGCCCCGGGTATTCCGAAGATGAAGAGGGTGAAGCGGCATGAGCTCACCAGTTGCCGTCATTGTCGTAACGGTCATTGCCGCGGTCGGCATTCCGATACTGGCGATCGGGGCATTCTTTGAATGGGAGTGCTGGAAAACCGAGCATCGCCCCGGCTATGTCTCGCCCCTGCTAGCGCGTGGGGAGGACTGATGCGCGAGCTATTCACGTTCCCAATCTGCCACGCGCACCAGGTGTTCCACCCATGCAGGCCGTGCGAGAAGGAGCAGGCCCGTAACCAGGTTAAGAACTGGACCGCTATCGGGTGGCTGCTCACATTCTCAGTGTTTTTCATGGTTGTTCTGTGGTACTCGGCAGGTGGGCGATGAACATCCGGGAACTCGGCGCCGTGGATCAGCTGTTCGCGGCAGCCAACGACCACCTTTCCGAAGCGGTGATAACCGTGAAGGAGATGGTTGATGCACATGGACCAGAAGAGGTGTGGGACAGATTCATCCGTGTGCTGACCGAACGTATTGAAGCAGGTGAGTCGGACATCAAGACAATCGTCCATGTCCACGCCACGGCGTTGATCCGGTTAGCGAGGCAGTCATGAGAGACCTAGTCGTCCTCGGTGTAGTAGTTCTCCTTTTTGCCTTGATGATCGCGTGGCAGCAGGCGGATACGCGGGAGTGGCGTAAGGCGAACCGCGAGTTGCTGGCCGAAAACAAGGAACTACGCAGGTACGTAGCGGTTCTTAGTAAGCACCCCACGGGAGTCAACCTGCTAATCCAAAACTCCGTAGATCGAGTTACGGAGGCGGTCGCGTCCATCATCGGCGTAGAGCCCGAGCTGCCGTACGCGCGGAGAAGGGCTGACGATGAAGACTGAATGGAATCGAGTTGGCACCGTGGAGATCCTGCGATTTCGGGTCTATCCGATTGACCCCAATGCACAACAGGATCCGCTAGGCACAACGGTATGTGTGGAACCCGGGGTATACCCGCTCTACCGACGATTTGATGCCTACTGCTGGATTATGACAGGCCAAATCAATGATCGGCAGGCCAAGCTGGGCGACGGACTCTACGAGATTAGCCAGGGGGACAAGCCCACTGGCCTGGAGGTTCGATTCCCTTCGCGCACATATGGCCCGGATGAATTCGCGGACCTGCTCGATAGCCCTGTAGTCAAAGAGGGTGAGTCGCAGCGACTCCGCATATTAGTGGAGCGGCGGCAATCCGATGGCTAGGTACACGATCAATCATGACGAGGCTGATGCGCGGGTGTTGTTGATGTGCGCGGAAATGCTCAAGCACCTAGACCTAGCCGGTCGTGGCGGTGTTGATGTGTCCGCTTCTATTGCCGAGGTTATGGCCAGGCGCGATGAAGTGTTGCGTTCCAGGGGTATTGAGCCGAACGGGCAGGGGACATGCAAATGAGTGGGTTGAGTGATGTGCAGCGCGGGGCGCTCAAGAGTTGCTTGGAAGAGATGTATTTCGGGTACGGCGAGAAGGATTGGGAACGTCTCGCTGGTGTAGCTACTGAACGGATCGCGTCTGCGGTGAGGACGGCGTCATGAGCGACTACATCAAGGATGTTCTTAAAGACGCTATCGAGGAAGAGCTTTCGTTGGGTGGAGATGCGGGGACTGTGATTGCCCGTATCGGTGAGGTGTTGTCAGAAGAGGGCTACAGGGTGGTGGCGTTATGAGTAACAATCTGGATCAATCAAATGGGTTGCAGGTTATGACCATCAAGGCTGCCAGGATGGCAATTGAGGCAATTTTAGCCTCCATCCCAGACGATGACCTGCCCGAATTCGACAGGGTCGATTACAACAAGGATGGGGTGCCAACGGTCTGGTGGGGTGGCATGGGCCGAGCGCTCGGGAGTGCGCGGAGTAATGGTGTCCGTGACCCGGGTATCTATCGACGTGACGCATCCTGGTCGGCCATTGAATGTGAGATGGCCTTTCGCGCCGATCGTCGCCTGCTGGATAACAGTGACGATCCCACGGGCATCAAGCTCGCCCGAAAGAAGCGCTCATGAAGCTAGAACCGACCGAAGCGCAGCGGAAAGCGATGGCCGAAGCTACAGAGGCGTGGAATTGGTATTCCTGCGGCCCCGAGCGGCGTTTGGACATGGTTGACGACATGATCGCTGCCGCTAACATCCCTGAGGGGCCACCTGTTGGCACCATCGCACGACGACCAGACGGGGAGTGGATTGCATGGCGCACCGAAGACGGTTGGGGGTACCGGTTCATCGGGGATGAGGAACCGAACGAATGGCCTCCCGGTAGTAGCATCGCCGACTCTTGGCCTGTCATCTTCACCCCCGGCGAAGCCGTGGGCTCTGGCCCCACCACCGATGGTGGTGAGACCTACGACCCGAGGGAGGGCGAGGCTCTGCGGCAGGCCGGACCATGTCAAAGCATCGACCCGGTATCTGAATTGAAGTGCAGTCAGACATTGGGGCATGAGGGGAATCATGGAACTTGCTCCGGGTTGGAATGGCCTGACCCAACAGCACAACAGGAACCGGTGATCCGGGGCACCGTCCAGGACGCGCTACGCCCCGACGATGTGGCGCTGCTGGAGACGGACCCGATGGAGTTCGTTCGGCGGACACAACAGGAACCGGGCGAGTCTCTGGCGCGTGGTCTGGACGACCTTGCCGCTGGGCGGGTATCCCGTAGGGACGACTACCTGGAGCCAGAAGACCCGGAATACTGCGGTAACTGCGATGGCCGCAAGTGCATGGGCTGCGTGTTCCGAGAGTATGACCACGACTGTGCCGATGACTGCCCGGACTGCTGCACGACCGCTCGCACACCCCGTGTCGTTGACCGTCTAGGGGTAGACGAGCAGGGATCGCGGTGGCGGGACGCCAATGGGTTTGAGTGGAGATGGGGCGCCGGTAACTGGTTCTACTACCGGGAGCAGGAGTGGGCAGTCGCCTTCCCGGATGTCGCTGGACCGTTCAGGGAAATCCTTGAGCCCCGGGTACTTCCGAGTTTGGATTGTGAAGAGGCCCGAGACGGCACGGTGTGGGAGTTCACCGATGGTAGTGATGGCACCCGCCGCATACAGCACCAAGACGGCGAGTGGATATGTAGGACGAAAGGTCACTCGCACACTTGCGCAGGCACGATGGATTGGGCCACTGGTAGTGCGAGTCTAGGCTTCGGCCCCTACACCGAAGTAATCGGTGATCCCTCATGACTCGTGGTGTCCGCATATCCGATTGGCTCGCTACCGATTACCGGCGTCTGTCTGATCCTGGTCCTGCTGTTCCTGACTGGTTTTGGGTTGATGACGAGTACGACGAGAAGGGGAACCCGCGGTGAATCGGCAGATGCGTATCGCTGTGGCGGCGGAGTTCCGCAAGTTGGCGGACAAGATTGAGCGCGAGGAGAAGTCGAAGTTCCTTCTGGAAAACGATCCGGGTACCCGTATTCCGGTGATGTCGGATGTTGAGGTTGACGGCAAGAAACGCCGCATCGGATACGTCTTGATCTCCGACCCAGAAGGGCCACGGGACATGCCGGTCATCACTGATGAAGCAGCGGCTATTGCGTGGGCTCTCGAAGAGTTCAACGACCCCATGCTGGCTGAACACAAACTCACCGAGCAGGGCCGCAAAACCGTACTCGCCAGTGCATCAGCAGCGTTGGCTGCTGGCGCCCCACTCCCACCCGGGGTTGAAGTGCAGCGCGTTCCAGGCCGCAGCCCCGTTGTCAGCTGGAACGGCGAAGACGACGCCCGCGAACTACTCGAGGACATGCAATCCCGCGGACTGTTCACCCTCTCCACGGCTTTGAGGATGAAGGAGCTGCCATGACACTGCCCGAAAGGATGCGCGAGCTCGCCCCAGTACTCGAGGAAGCTGACGAACGATTCCGAGCCGAGTTCCCGCACCGCCTCGACGAACTCGAGGGCGGCTGGTCCGCCAACGGTTTGAGGACATTCGCTGACATCTGGGAGCGAGCGGAGGCCGCTAGTGCCTAGGCCGGATATCGGGGATGTGCGCGCCGGCCTGCTAACAGTGAAGCAGGCGGCCAGGATCCGAGGATGTAAGCCCAAATATCTTGAGCAGTTGGTATGGCAGGCGGTAAAGGCGGATGTCCTGGAACGGGATGGGGCCTGTGTTATCTGCTCCCGCCCGGACGGGATGTTGGACGTTCACCACCGCATGGCCCGCGGGAGCGGCGGAACTTCCGTGGCCCATATCGCTTTCGGTATGGCCAATCTGATCACTTTATGCAGAGAGCACCACATGTGGGTGGAGGGTAACCCCGACGAGGCTCGCGAGCATGGCTGGAAGTTAGACCATGGCGACACCCTGCCGGCGGATCTTGAGGTTCTGAGGTTCGGCGCAACAGTCCGTCTCTTTGACGACGGCTCTTTCTTGGCGGTGGCGGCGTGAGGGCAACGTTTGATCCGCTGAATGTGGATGCTGCGCTTCAGGGCTATCCGGTGTCGTTGTCGAAACCGGATCGTGTGGTGGCGGCGAAAGCCCTCACCGCTCAGGGGTTGTCTGGAACAGAGGTAGCGCGTCGGCTAAATGTGACTGACCGCCAGATCGAGCGCTATAAGGCTGAGCCGATGCCTGAACCTGAAGGGCCTCCAGAGGTGGATTACGAGTTCTGCGGCAACGAAAACGTTTTGGTTCGCAAAGCCACCGAGTTGATCCGGTCGCTGAGAACCAGGGATCACTTGGAGGTGTTGGGGGATTGTGTGGACTTCTGTGCCTGGCATCCCGGTGTAGCGGCACAGGTTATGTGTGCGTTGGCGTTGTGGGCTGATTCGGGGGAGTGGGCTTTAGGGAGGTCGGCGTGACTGTTTGGCCTACCTACCACTTCTGCCGTTGCGGTCATCAGAGATACCAGCATAACGGTCAAGCAGCTGAGTGTTACGGGGCTTTGGATGACGGTGTAACCCTCTGTGATTGCGGAGGGTTTGTTGAAGACAAGAAGGAATGCGCATGAGCGACAACGAGACCGCCAATGCTGAGTACTTAGAGCGTGTTGGCCAAACCATCTCGGCAGAGTATTTGCCTGCCTACTACGCGCTCAAGGCTCTACGTGATTCGGGGGAGCGATGACCGACCTCTGCTGCTGCGGCCACGATCTCGATGAGCATCAACGTCACTACGGCACTTGTAAAGCCGCTATCCCTGGTTCTTTTGAGCCTCTTTACCGGTACTGCCCTTGTGGGGGATTTGAGAGGAGTGACGATGAATAAGCGCATAGTTCCGGGGCAGTGGGTGCTGTCGGACGACGAGGTGACGGCACTAACAACCCACATGGAATACGGGGGGATGTTCCGAAGTTCTGCCGCCGTCGCCGACACTCGCGCACTTAGGCTTGCAATCGGATCCGTCAATCAGAAGCGCTTGGGCGACCCGCCCGATGTTGTGAGGCGTCGCGCAGACGGTGCATTAGCAACTAGATGTCAGGACGCCACCGGCGGGCTGTATTGGGATGCCCCCGTTAAGGATCAGTCCGAAGTGGACGAATCCTGGCAGGTCATTTTCCCGACTGGCATGTATGGCGGTGGAGACCCATCTGAGTTGTGGCGTTCTATGGCTTTCGAGTCTGACTTCACAAACCAGGAGGCGGTGTAGATGGGCTGGATACGCGTCTCTGATGACTTCTACGACAACGACAAGTTCAGTGAAGTCGGACCGCTGGGGGTGGCGCTGCACTTCGCGGCGATGGGTTTCTGTAACCGGAACCTAACGGACGGATTCTTCAAAAAGAACAAGGCTCGACTTTTCCTTGACTTCGACGGCATCGGTATCACCACTAGTCAATCGGATTCCTTCGGTGTCGGGGTGGATGGTGATGACGCGGTGAAGTTGGTCATCGAATGGATGATGGCATCAGAGCTTTGGCACGAGTGTGGCCATGGATGCGAGGAATGTCATTCCCGCGAAGACGGCGGCGAACCTGGCGGCGATGAGTACCTGATCCACGACTACCTGAAGTTCCAGTTTTCGCGTCAGGAAATCGAGGAGAAGGCCGAGAAAGCTAGGGCGCGCAAGGAGGCCTGGAAGGCTAGGCAGGCGGCAGAACGTAGTTCGGAACAGCGTTCGGAACGCGGGAAGAACGGTGTTCGGAACGCTACAGGAACGCTGACGGAACACGACAACCCAACCCCAACCCCAACCCCAACGAAAGATTCATTCTTCGTTCCTCAGAATGAATCTTTAGGGGGGTCACCAAAACCGGGAACCTCACCAGAGCCCGAGTCGACGTCAGCCCCGCGCTGCGCGCGCCACCCCTACGGAAATCCCGAAGACGAAAACTGCCGGGGCTGCAAGCGAGTCAAAGACGCCGAGAAGGCACAGGAACTCCAGGCCGAAATCGCAGAGAAGGCAGCACGCACAGCAGCGGCCGAGCGGCGACGCAACTGCAAGCTCTGCGGCGGCAGCGGATGGATCGACCTCCCTGACGATTCCGGCGTCACCGACTGCGAATGCAAGACGCCCATCCCAAATCTCCAGCTTGTCCATGACGCCACAAACCAAAGGAGGTCGGCATCGTGACTACCCAAGCCATAACAGACATCAAAGAACTCGTAGGAGAGATGCCGGGGCGGGTGTGTGAGTTCGAGGACGTTAATGGGCACCGAGCATGCGACTCGCAAGCCCGCTGGGTTGCGCGATGCCACTCCGTGGTCTGGTCGACGCTCCAGTGCTACATCACCGTCATCGCGATATGTGAACCCCATAGGCAGCACATTGCGGCCAATGCTGCGATGTCGGCGAACGGTTGGCCGTGCGGTGGCTGCCTCCGTGTCCTTTCGGCCAGTGACCTCTTCGGCCCGGTGATGCCGTTATGACCGCCTGGTTTAAACGCACACAGCCCAAACCCCAACCAGTGGTGTCGCTACAACCCCGAACCAGTGTAGAGACCCCCACGGCGTTCCTAGCCCGATTAAAGATCGAATGCACACCCCCATGCCAAGACTGCTACAGGCCCGCGGACTTCATGGTCACCATCCACCTCGTAGACCACTGCGACAGACCAGCTGTTGAAGTGTTCATCTGTGCTGAGCATGTCTGCACGATCGGGAACTGGGCACAAGCCTCGATAGAGACCAGACGCAGAGGACGCTGCACCTGCTGCGGGCATGAAGTCACAGCACCACACGACCTCATAGAAGACGTGGTGAAGCTATGAGCGAATACGACTACTACGAAGGGCACGACGGTAACTGGAAGTGGGCAATCCATACCGACCCCGAAGGCGAGTGGTGGATATGTCGGGAACATGAGGTGTTGGGATGCAGCCCAATCCGCACGTTCCCCTCTGGTGCAGAGGCTATAGCAGCATTCGCGGCAGGTGGAAGATGAGCGAGATCCCCTACCGGTGGGCATGGGTTGCGTGCCCGAAATGTGGTGCAGCGCCACATAGCCGCTGCCGAACGCTAACCACCGGACGTACGACCGATGCGCACTCAGACCGCATCGAAGCCGCCATACCACGGGATAACTACTACTGGGGAGGTTCGTTGGCATGAGTGACAACCCACACGAAGAGTTGTCGCCGGAATGGCTGCTCTGGGAAATCTTCTCGGGAGGTGAGACGACCGATGACTGACCCTGCAATCGAAGCCGCACAACGGGCGTGGGAGGGGTGGGACTGGTCTGACGACCAGTCGATCAGCGTGTTGGTTGATTCTGCCGCCCGCGAAGCTCTCAAGCCAATCGCGGAGCTTCTTGCGGAGCTGTTCATAGAACAGCCAGGAGATGTGAGTATCGCACCGGAGCTATGGGAGTTCCTCGCGCGCTTAACTCCATTGGTTTTCACAACAGAGGAACTAGAGCGATGACCGCCCTTATCCGCCAGTGGGGCAGCAACTGGCACGTCCGATACGACGGCGAATCCACGACCACGGGCTCATTCATGGGCTGCGTCGAATGGGCTTGCGGAGCGCTAGAGCCCGGTGGGCCACCTATTTCCATTCAATGGGGACTACCGATACCGGAGGACCAAGCACCATGAGCGAGTTGCTTGATAGGGCCAAAGCATCCCTAGAGGACTCAAAGTGCACTGATGAGATGCAAGATTTGTTTCGCGTGGGACTTGTGCGGGAACTCATCGCTGAAATTGAGCGCCTGGAACGGGTGAATGAACGATGGGGTGTCTGGTGGGAACGTCACTCCTGCGATGGGAGGCCGATCTGATGAGTGACGAACCTTCGGACGCACAGAAGCTCATAGCGGAAGTGATGGTGACCCATGCGCTCGTCTATGACGATTGGGCGGTCGTTGACGCCGATTTCTACACGTGTGCGTGTGGCTGGCACTTGAGCACAAGCGCCAGCGTTCACGACCATGCCGCCCACGTTGCCGCCGAGGTGGATAAAGCCCTTGGAGGACTCAACCGGACGTGGGCTGCTGTATTTCCAGACGGCTCCTACATGACCCCGTACCACGAAGTGTGGAACTTCCACCCCAACAAGAGCGCTCGCGAACTGGCCGAAGGCGATGTAGCGGAATATGAAGACACCACCCTTAAGGCTCAATGGGTGTCTGGCTGGACGGTGACCGAATGAGCGGCAACAAGACCCGGATGTGGACACGGGAATACAAGCTGATCACCTGCCACGAAGAGGTGGTTCGACGTGGCGAGTACGCGCCCTGCGAGAAGCCAGCCGTCGGATACGCCATGGATGACGACCGCAGCTTCTACCCGGTCTGCAATGAGCATCTGGTGAAAAACCAAGGGATGCAGCCGTGACTGACTACCAAGACACCGGTAGCCGGCGGAAACCTACGGCATACACCGAAACCGGGGCAGCTGATCGGGTGTGCCCGGACTGTAGTGCCCCAGAAGGACATCCCTGTAGATGGATAGCCATGGATGGGCAGGGGGATTTAGGGAAACCAAGGCATTGGCCACATGAGACACGTTGGAGGCGTTAGTGAGAAACATTCACCCCGGACCAAGAATCATAGACGGTGGCGCCGACATGTGGTCCATCAACCACGAGCCCTGGACAGAACAAGCTCTTTGCCCCGAGACAGATCCCGAGTTGTTTTACCCCACTCCCGGTAGTCCGGGGAGGACGATGGCTAAAGCTGCGAAAGCGATTTGTGCCCGATGCCCGGTCGCTGCCGAGTGTTTGGAATACGCCTTCAGGGCTAATGAAGAGTACGGGATTTTCGGTGGGGTCACCGCCCATGAGCGGATGGTGATGAAGCGGGGGAGGGCAAGCTGATGCCGCACTCAAGCCCTACCGACTGGATAGCCGGGGGAAGTGTCGCCGCGGACATCGTCGGATGCCTCACGGGTCTCGTCGCGGACCTGTCCTGGCAAGACCAAGCAGCGTGCCGTGGGCTCCCTACGGAGTGGTGGTTCCCGGACCAGGGGGCAAGCCGGGAATGTAAGCGGGCCAAGGAAATCTGCCACGGCTGCCCCGTCAAACTTCAATGCCTCCAATTCGCGATAGAGGTACACGACCAGCACGGTATTTACGGGGAGCTGTCATTGAAGGACAGGCGTAGGTGGAACCAGGAAAGGAAAGCGGGCTAGACACCGCGACTTGTCCTGAAACGGAGGATAATTGAGGGTATGGAGATACCGGTGCTAGATATTCAAATCATCGCCGACGTCATCGGAGAGCATCGAGGCGAGGTCTCATGTGTAGGACCCGAAGCGTGGGAGTCGCGGTGTGATTGCAAGTGGACGAGCGTGTGCTTCTATGACGGCACCGCCGAGGACGATGCGCAGTGGGCGCATGATTCGCATTTGGCCGATGAAATCCATAGAGCCCTTACCGCAGAGGATGAATGACAGTGACCGACACATTGAATCGCCAGCTGAACACTCGCGTTAAAGAGCTGCAAGACGAGATAGAAGCATGGGGCCGTAAAGCGGAATGGGCCCTACAGCAGGACGATACAGGCTGGTGGTATGACGTACTCCAGGGGCTGGTTAAGCGCGGCAAGCGAATGAACGAAACCGGTCTATGACCATGTGCAGCCCGGCATGCGACTTTCAGTGCTGCGAGCCGATAGTGACCGAAGACCTCGAACACTGCAAGACGGGATGGGGCTCCCAGTACTACGAAGCGCAGCAGCGAGAAGTCACCCGTACTCGCCGTCTCGCCTGGGAACGCTATATGGCAGAGAACGATCCACCGGGGGTGAGTGATGCAGATTAGCGACGAGCTAGCGGAGCGTATCGGAGACGCCGTCGAGGACGCGCTCGATAAGCATGTGCCGTCGAATGAGTCTGTCTGCGGGTGCGGCGCACCGAACAACATGGACGGCGATGTGCTGCATGGCCATCGACACGGCGTCATAACCCAAGCAGTCCTGGACGCCCTCGGGGCCTATGACGATGATCCAATCCACCAGACGTTGAAGGTGCACACCGAATCGCAATGCCCAGATTGTGGCTACGCCTGGCTCAATGGCGCACTTGCCCATGACTGTGAGCTGTTCCGTGCCGACGTAGAAGCCTGGCGCGCAGTGTGGAGCAACATGTGGCCCGCTAACGATCCACCGTCGAACGGGCAGGAGTGACAATGCCGCAGCGGATTCAGCGTAAGCGCACCAGAGGTTGGCGGATGCCCGAAGGGGCTATCTACGTAGGCCGTCCAACGAAGTTTGGAAATCCCTTCCATGCCTACAAGTGCGACTGCTGCGGGTACTGGGACGTGAAGGATGACAACGGAGTGACTTACCTGGTCGACCACGCCTACGTCCGGCAAGTGCACATCCGAAACGACCCGCGCACGTGGACCTCCCAGCCTGAAGCTGCCCAAGAGGCGGTGCGCCTCTATGCCGCTGAGCTGACCTACTGGCTCGGCGGAAGGATGAAGAACGAGCCAGGGTTTCGTACTGCGGTGGAGTCGCTGCGTGGCCGAGACCTAGCTTGCTGGTGTCCACTCGATTCCCCTTGTCATGCAGACGTTCTGCTTGAACTCGCCAACGATCCACCGTCGAACGGAGAAGCCTTGTGAGCTGGACTGATCGAATCCGCAAGAGCATCGCCGACTGGATACTTTGGCAGTCCATGGCGGTAGTGGCTTGGATATGGCATCCGTCGGCGCCGAAGGTATGCGGCATGGCCATGACGATCACGCCCGGCGTGGGACTGGAGTTCAACGACAGCGGCACAAGCACGCACGCTATTGGCACGCGGCTTATGTACCTGAATGACGAAGAGTATTCCAAAGCGTGGCAGGACATCCCGCCTGACTTTCACGGTCGCGATGTATGGAGGAAGGTCCGCGTATGAGTGTCGCCGAAGAATGGAGGGCGGTGCCGTCGGCGCCAGGGTATGAAGTGTCAAGCTTGGGTAACGCCAGGTCTGTTCGTCGGCGGGTTACCTACTCCGATGGCCGGGTTCGCGTTTACCCGGAAGCTCCACTGAGTCCATCACTTGAGGGTGGCGGGTATAAGCAGGTGACTTGCGGAAAGGTGGGAAAGCGAAAGATCCACCGCATGGTGGCGGAGGCTTTCTTCGGCCCGAGCGACCTGCTAGTGCTCCATAAGAATGGCAATCGAACGGATAACCGGGTTGAAAATCTCTACTACGGAACAACGTCCGATAATCTACGGGACGCGGTTCGCCATGGAACGCACGGCGGGATTAGGAAGACCCACTGTAAGTACGGGCATGAGCTGACGCCAGACAACATCTACTGGTGTGGCAAGTACGGCACATCACGGAGGTGTCGGATATGCGCCCTTGCGTGCGCGAGATTCCATGAGCGAAAGCGGGCCGCCAAATGACAATGGATTTCTTCATGCCTCGCCAGGATCAGATCAAGCTCCGTGAAGAGTTGGCCAGCATCCCCCGCATGATCGGGGAGCTGTCCGTCACCCTCACCCGCCAGGCCCGCATCCATAGGCCGGGGTTGAGTATGTCCCGTCGACCCAAACCTGAATCTCAAGTCCCCATCCATATCGGGGCACACAACGCCGCCGACGTACTACACAACTGTCTAGGTACGTGGGTGAGGCTGGTCTGCGAACAACGAGCGATCGTGTGGGACAAGGGCAACGACATCATCACGTTGGCGAAGTGGTTACGAATCAACATGATCGCCCTAGCCCTCACTGAGGGTTCAGAAGAAGCCTACGAGGACATCAAGGCCGCTATCGATGAGTGCTGGCGACAGATAGACATCCCCGCCGACGACGAGGTTGTGATTGACAGGGCGCGTGTTGAAGCTGCCAATCGAAGCATTGTGACACTCTCCACCATTGGATCCATCGCAAGTAGATTAGGCCCGATTGGCAATGGGCTAAACCGGGATCGCCTGCGGCTCTTGGCGAAGCGTGGTGATGTCAGGCCATGTAGTGAGGATGAAGACTCTGGGACCAAGTTCTATCGACTCGGGGATGTCCTACACGCGCACCATGATCGATCCTCCCGTAAATCACGCAAGAGTGCCTGATGCAACCAAACTCAAGAGCGAACGGGTATGTCGGAGCGGCCCCGCGACCCCTGGCTGTCGAGAGCGCCTTCTGTGTGCACCCACGATGCGAAGCTAGCCCACAAGAGATGTACACCTTTCCCATTCCGCTATGCCGTAGGCATTTGGTGCAGGTACTGGCACGTGCCGCCGAGGTAACTCGCGAGAGTCATCGCGACTACTTGATTAAGAATGCGGGAAAGAAGCCGCCAGTCCCCATGATTGACGCTAAGCGGCAGATTCACGACTCCGTTGTCTACTACCTACGGTTTGGTGATCGAATCAAGATTGGAACCACGCGCCACCTGTGGAAACGTTTAGAGCAGTTGCCTCACGACAAGCTGCTTGCGGTCGAACCGGGCGATACCCGACTTGAGCGCCGACGCCATCTCGAATTCGCCAGTGATCACATCAAGGGGGAGTGGTTCGCGGAGTCGAAGCGCCTCCTGGCGCATATCGACAATATCAATAGGCGCAACACGCCGAATGACAAGTCCGCGTAGTCCCATACCCTCCAGGTATGCTGACGCTTAAGCGCTGTTGTGCGTCATGCCAGGTTCAACCACTGACCAACTGTTGAGCCCGCTGAAATGAAACATCTAGCGCCGCCCCGATATCTCGGACCGTTAGCCCTTCCTCCTTTAGTGCTTTAGCTGCACTTCGATACTCGAACGCGGAACGCGCGTTAGCGTTGGCGGCTTGGTCGCGGTAGTTGGAGGCTAGCTCTAGATGCCGGCTAGCGACTAGGGGCAGTTCCAGGCGCTGCTCTAGGTCAAACGAGTCGGGCTCTACCTCGAGGACGACTGAAATTAGGCTACGTGCCATCGATTCAACCTCCGCAAGGTTTCTAGCTTGGGAGTATTGGTCGATTTCCGGCACGTGGATCAGCCACCATCGGCCATCGCGGGAGACGTTGGCGGTGTACTTCATCACCTCCACCAATCCTTTCCTAACTTGGGTTCGCACTGCTTGTAAATCATGGTTGCGTAGCGGATCTCGAACTGGCGGTGACGGCCGATAACGACCATATGTCCGTCCAGATCGAAGACGGTGTGATTGCCGCCCTGGCGCACAAACTCAAGCTCCCATCCGTGCCGCTTGGCGGCCTTGTTGATCTTTCGGATGATCTCTTCCCTAGATGGCATGGTATCAGTCTAGGTCGGACTAGACAACAATGTCAAGTGGGGACTAGACAAAATTTGGAGTAACAATGTCTCGTGTCCGCTGCTGCATCCCCTGTGGCCGTATCCGCTACGCCCCCTGCTCTACAGGGTGTCGAGTAGATCCCGAGAACGACCCAACAAGCTGGACAGAACAGGTGATCGTGAGCGCGCCGCAAGATTCGGGAGTATCCGAGTGAACACATTCTTTGTGTCGGCGATAGCGGTGACGCTGGCGCTGATGCTGGCCATCTGGCTGGGCCCGCGAGTGCTGTTGTGGCTGCTGAACCGTTTCATCGACCGCTACAACAAGGTTGTCAACGAGTACAACGAGCGCCGGGAAGCCCGCCATGCGGAAATCCGTACTGCGCTAGACCAACTGCAACAGGCTGTCCAAGTGAGGCGAGATGCTTGACCGATTCTTCGCGGCACTAGCCGCCGCTATCGGTAACGCCGTCTTCCGGGTATTGGACAAGAAGATCCCCGACAACATCGCCGACAAACTCATGGACCGCGGACTTGAAGTACTCGGCGAAGTAGGGGACCGTGCAGCCGGCACTGTGGAAACCACAGCCGACAGGATCGCCGGTAGCGCGGAAGCTGAACTAGGCCAGCTCGGTTCAGAGATCAGGGGAGTGGTCAAAGCGGCCAACCCCATCGACATTCTCGGCAGCCTGTTCGGGCGCCGTTAGAGTTCAAGCGCCCTATCCCCAATGGGGAGTGGAGGGACTTTGGTTTCCCTGTGAAGCTGGGCGCTGGCGGGGTAGTTGCCCCTGGGCTGCTACGTCTAGACCCCCGCTACTGGCCGCACGCCTTGAACAGCGTGCGGCCACCAAAACTTAGGGCCGCACAGCCGGTAAAGCCCGCTAGACACCGCAGTTTCCGCTACAGCGCGGGATAATTGAAGTATGACCTGCACTGACAATGTCACAAGAATCAGCGTCGCCGTATGTCCTGATTGTGAACACATCACCTCACGGCATACCGAGACAACCAGCCTCAGACTCGGGGATGACGGTTGGTATAGCGGCACTTTCATCTACACGGCCTGCGCGGACTGCGGCTGCAACCACTACCTGGACTGAATCAATGAGCCCATACATACGCATCGTTGCCGACGGCGAGACCATCCAGGATGGCCTCATGGAGGTCCTCGATGACCTCCAGGGCCTACAGATATTCCCGGTGGAGATGCTGGATTTATTGCGTCCACCGGACCCGGATGATTGTGCGCGGTATGAAATGCTGGGCGCTGCCATGGTCGCATCCCTAATGAAGGGACTGGAGGGTGATAGAACCCTCATCTTCAATGTCACGACAGACGCGTCCGGCTGGACGTTGAACGTCGAGACGATGCGCCCTTCATTCGACTGACTTGCCCCTACAGCCTTCCCGCTCTACTATCGAACACATGTTCGACAAGGTGTCATACCGTATCGAAGGTGATGGACCCGTCACAGCGGTACTCACCTACCAAAACCGGGAGTACCGGCACACCTCCCGAACCATGTGGCTGGGACTGGGCGACGGCATGCCCCAAGGCTCCATCCAACTCGACGAGCATGTGTGGGCGCGGCTACAACGCATCAACGGAACCATAGAAGCCACCATCACCGACTCACAGACTGGTGAAAGCTACACCCTCACGCCTGAATAGACACCGCGACTTGGTCTGCAGCTCGGTAAAATTGAGGGATGAGCGATCCTAAAGACGATGCTGCTCAAATCATCTGCAATGAGCGCTGGGGTTACGACGGAGAAGTCCATGAGCCCACCAAATGGGACCGGGAGACGGCGAGGGCGGTCCTAAGGCCGATACGGGAGCTACACAAACCCCGTTGGGACAACTGTTACAACGCCTGCTGTAGCGGCGCGGAGTGCCCCAAGGCGACGTTGGTTTGCGACCACGATGACGAGTACTGGCCGTGCGCCACAGCACTTCTCATCTACTCCGGTGAGGAGTTGGAGCGATGACTGAACCATCCCAAGCCCATATAGACCGGGCACGTGAACTCGGCCTCTCTCTCGATCCTTCTGATACATCGGATGAAGAGTTAAGCCGAGCTATCGCAACGTATGAGCGGGTTTACATCGAGGCGATGACCGAGAATGCCGGTAGGGACACTGATACTCCTACCGAGCGCCGCAAGATGCTGGGCGTATGGACTCAGCGCGATGAAGACGAGGCCAAGGAAGCCGCTGAACGGCGGCGGATGTTCGGCTCCCGTCGAATCCCACCCGCCTAGACACCGCCGATCCCGTTGAAACACGGGATAATTGAGGGATAATTGAGGTATGGGCGAAGACCTGCGCAAAGCGGCTTACCGCAAGATCGATAATGCTTGATGACCAACCGGGTTGCGAGATCGTCGAACTGGACGATTTCCAGGCGCGCGAAATGTTCGATCACGTATGCCGAAGCCAGATAGGCTTGAGCGGTGCTGAGTTCATTGAGCGCTACCAGTCTGGCGAGTATGACGACGTTGACCCCGATTCCATCGAGGGTCTGCCGACGGTTCTTTGCATACTTCCGTTCGCTGGCACCAAATTTCGGTAGATGCCGTGGCCCTCACTGCTAACCAGCTCCGCATCTTAGAAGCGTTGCAGCGGTTACGTATAGCCCGTACTGAGGGTGATGTTGACGCCGAGCTGGTGGCCTACAGCCGCATGGATGAGTTACTGGACCGTGAGCCTAGGGGCATAGATTCCGTTTCGCCGACCGCGCCATAGCCAACAGATTGGCTGGTGTCGCGTTCGGATAGTTGGAGTGCGCGGCGACTTGCTCTGGGGTTTCCCCGTTGCGCAGGTCGTTGCACATCCCGTTCCCGGCGGCCAATAGGAACGGCCGGGACTGCCACATCACTTGGAAGCCCTGCCCGGACAGTTCGTCCAGGTAGGAGTCATCGTCCGCGTATGCGGCGGGCGCGAAAACAACACTGGCCGCTACGGCGGCTGCAGCTGCGATCTTGATCATTGGCGGATCGTAGACCTCCACCCAGACTGGTACAGGCGAAACGAGAAAGAGTAGGAAATGGAATTCCTCCTTTACGGCATAGTCATCCCGGCGCTGATTGGTCTAGCGGTTCCACTGGTGCTTTTCTTTGGCCGCGTCGTTGTCGAGGATGCCTGCCTGATCATCTGCAACCACAGGCGGTATGGCGACGGAAAATCATCACTACCAGTGTGGTGGTGTCGCTTGACGGGCAAATAGATGGCCGTGCAGCACTGCGAGTACTGCGGGCGCCGTCTCCGGTACGACTGTTGCCCGCACTGTGAAGAGGGGCAGTAGTGCTCGGGGTTGCGATCACAACCCACAACCGCCGCGATGTCCTTCTCAACGCCCTAATGCATTGGATCGAGCACACGTCGGCTGATGTGCCGATTGTGGTTGTGGACGACGGCAGCGACGAGCCCCTATGTCTTGAGGGCTGGCGCGGTATCCCGGTGCATCGAGTGCCTAGCGTGAGTGTTGTTCGCCATCCATCACCTGTGGGGATAGCGATGGCGAAAAACCGGTGCATCGCCGAGCTCATGGACTTGGGGTGCGACCACCTGTTTCTCGCCGACGATGATGTGTGGCCCACCGTAGACGAATGGTGGCAGCCTTACATTGAGTCGCCGGAACCGCATTTGTCGTTCCAGTGGCCCAGCGGTGGCCGACACAGCGTCACCCACCAAGACGAGCAGCATTTCGCCATCGGATTCCCCCGCGGAGTTCTCCTGTACGCCGAACGTCGAGTGATCGACGCCGTGGGAGGCATGGACATCGGATATGGGGCGCACGGCGGCGAACACGTCGACTGGTCACAGCGGATCCACGACGCAGGGTTGACGCGATGGCCGTTCGCCGATGTCCGCGGATCACACAACCTGATCTACTCCCGTGACAAAGCCGAAGGAAACCGCACAGGTTCTTCCCGGTTTGAGCTTCCCGAGCGTGCCCGGATGTGTGAGGCGAACGGAAACCGTTGGGGCCACAAGCACCCAACATGGCCGTACTTTCCCTACCGGGAAGGCGAAGGCGTCCAGGACTACCAGTTAGGCCCATACTTCCCGCCCGTGGAGCACTATTCACTCCTGCGGCACGTAGTCGGCCTAAGGCCTTCCGGTGTGGCCTTGGAGTTCGGGGTAGGTAAAGGCGAATCCACCCGCATCATCGCCGAGCACATGCCGGTGATCGGGTTCGACAGCTTCACCGGACTGCCGGAGGATTGGCGTGACGGGTTCCCTAAGGGGTCGTTCGCACATAAACCACCAGCCATCAACAACACTCGCCTAGTGATAGGTCGGTACGCCGACACCCTGCCAGGGTTCACATTCCCCGAGTGCGGTTTGGTGCACATCGACTGCGACCTGTACTCGTCCACGGCAACAGCTTTGGAACACCTACAGCTCAAGCCTGGAACTTATGTCGTCTTCGATGAGTGGCACGGCTACGACGGCTGCGAAGACCACGAGATGAAAGCCTGGCGAGAATACGCCGACCACACCGGCATCAACTGGTGTGTGGTTGGGCATTCGCATGAGGCTTGGGCGATTCGGATCACCTAGGGAGTTGTGTTGCGAGTCATCCTCTTTGTGTTCGCGGGCCGCAAAGCCAACATGGAACTTCAGGTCCCGTACATCAAGCGCATCCTGGGCGAGCATCCGAATGTTGAGTATGAGATCTGGAACCTCGCCCGCGACCCCAAGGATGGGGAGTATCTGCAAACCATCACAGGCGAGCAGATCACCGTCCGCAACGACTTCCACGGCGGATGCCATTGGACCGGCTTCAACAAGGTGTGGTGGCACTACGCCCAACCTGAATACCGGGACTGTTTGTTCGTCAAGGTCGACGACGACGATGTGTTCTTCGAGACCGCCCGCTTCGGTGAATACCTTGAGGCGATAGACAACAACCGCGGCAGCGTTGTCTCCGCGCTGACCGTGAACAACGGCGCCTCAACATGGTTGGAGCCGCTGATTTGGCGCGGCTTCGAGAACCTGAACATCCCCTTGTTGGATGTGCACATGTCCGGCGACTACGCCCACATGTCACACGCACACTTCCTCACCCACTGGCGGGATGTGACCGGTCAACCCAACCAGGTCATCCCGACGACGGATTGGTTGTCGATCAACTGCATCGGACTCGACCACCCCACCCTCAAACGCATCGCGGACCTACTGGACACCCCTTCGCCTGCCCATATCGCCGGCAGGGATTGGCCGCCCGGATTCAAGATCGGCGACGAAGGCGCAGCCAACATGCAGACCCGAGTCATCCACAGAGGGTTTGTGGTGTCGCACCTATCGTTTGGGCCGCAGACGCTCCCCATAGGGGAGTGGGACAGGCTGCGCCGAGGCTACGCGAAGGTCGCAGGGGAGTACCTGTGAACACCGCGAAGGCACCTGCGCGGCGGTAAAATTGAAGCATGTCAGAAGATTCCAAGCGCTGGGTAGTGTGGTCGCGCGGTCCTGGCGGCTCGCTGGATTATGATTTTGAAGATAGTGAAGACGCCGCATTTGAAAACGCGTGGGGCGTAGATGAGTATTCCGAGCGCTCTAACTGGGTTAGCATCGAACGCCCTGACGGCACGGAAGTTGACCCAGCCGAAGTAGAGCGATGGATAAAGGCTAGGAACGATTCCAAGCGGTCGTCGGAACCGCCCCTTCCGCCGAAGCCTCCGGTCGCGATGCTCACCATCCAGCATCTATCCGAAAAGGATGCGCATAGGGGAGTGCTCTATCAAGTCGACAATGCCGACGCCGAGTATCGAGAAGCCCTGCAACAATTCGGCGCAGACAGAGTCAAGCTAGAGATACTGCCCAAGACCACCCTCGTGTGGGTGGGTAAATATGAACGCCAGCGCCGCACCAACCTTCAACAGGAGCGGATCAACGAGTCGCGCGAGTGGATGGGCCATCCAATCGAAACGCCAGCCCACACGTATGAGGATGTAGTGAAGTATGAGGCCAAGTGGCGTGATGGAGAATTCACCGCCGCCGAAATGACCGAATACTCAGCCGAAGCGCATAGGGCCGTTGTTGTGGGCACCGATAAGGCGAGTGTTCAAGCGCTACTCGACGAGCTGGCACAAAGGTTGCGCTCAGACTAAAGGCGGTTGCGTGAACATTGCCGTGATCATCCCATTCCGCGATCGCGGCAAAGATCCAAACCGGCCCGCCAACCTTGTTCGGGTGCTGGAGCATTGGAGCGACTTCCGCATCACCCAGGGTGCGACCGTGACCGTGGTGGATGATGGCCGCTGCGGATATGAGTCATTCAACCGTTCCGCCGCATACAACCGGGGCGCGTCGTATACCGATGCTGATGTGTTGGTTTACAGCGAATCCGATCTGCTAGTGGACGCAGAGCAGATCCTATGGGCTTGCGACCAGGCTGTTTCTGCTCCCGGCCTGGTCGTACCTTTCTCGCGTTTCATGGCGATCACCGAGGACGACTCAGAGTGGGTGCGTGACCACACCCTCGCACCACACGAGGCGCGGGCCACCCAGGTCCGCGGCGACCGTCAGTCGATCGGCGCCGTCAATGTCGTGTCTCGGGAATCTCTCTCACTCATCGGCCAGTACGACGAGTCGTTTGAGGGTGCTTGGTATGACGATGACGCGATGTGCCGAGCGTTTGAGGTGTGCTGCGGCCCAACCCGCTTCATCGACGGACCGGGATATCACCTGTACCACCTGCCCGGCGCCAGCGGTGATCATTTGACCGACGCTGATCGTGCCGCCACTGAACGCAACAAGGCCCGCTACCAGCTGTACCGGCAGGCAACAACGCCGGAACGTATCCGCGAACTCACTGCAGGGGGTGTGTGATGGCCGACCATCTCATCACCGGCCCTGACGGCACTCAGTACACCTTGGCGGAGTGGGTGAACTCCCACATCGTCGGAACGTTTGAGCAGATGCTTCCCGGCGGGAAGACCCGCAAGGGTGGTGCCTGCTCGTGTGGGTGGCGCACCCCGCCTTTCGATCCTGTCGGTGACCGCGCTAAAGCGATGGCCGATGAACATAAGCGTCTAGAAGACCTCGCTGATGAGATGCGAAGGGAGAACGGGTAATGGCAGCCTTCGTGTACTTCACTGTGGCCGACACCTATCAGGCCATCGTCTCTGATGGGTCCGATGAGGGTAGCGAGCCGGATCTGAAGATGATTTCCGGCACTGTCACTTTCACTCCGTCGGTGAAGGAAGTGCTGGCCACCATCTCCGATATCCCGACCACGGTGCGTTTGGAGCCGATCATCGGCCGCATCGAGGAAGACGGTGTGCTGAAGACTCTCGATTCCACACCGGGTGTGAAGCTGCTGGCCAACACCGAAGCCATCGGGCCGCTGCCTGAGCTGACATATCGGGTGGACTTCACGAACGTGGTCTACAACCGCAAGACCAACCAGCGTATCGAACCGTTCCGGTTTGCCGCTGCAACAAGCGCCGTCACGCTGCGCTTGTCTTCGGTTGAACGCCTGCCGCTCTGAGGCTGCAATGAGCGCGGAAACTCTCGCGGCGGTCGAAGCTGCATTGAGGGCGCATATCGCTGACGTAGATGGCGCCAACCATGTTCTGACCGACTGGTTCATTGGCTACGGAACAATGAGCCATGACCCCGATGTGGATAGTGGGATTGGGTACACAAACGCCTACCTAACGTCAGATACATCGCCTCAGGGTGTCATCGGCGTGGCGCATATTGCACTGTCGATCCTCAGTGGCGATCTCGACAGCCGTGACTGACTACCGCATCGGCATAGTGGCCCACAACAAGCGGGCCGCTTCTGCTCATGAGTTGATGGAAGCTACTGGTGCAGCGTTCCTGTCGTTAGACAACGGATCTAAGGGCTGTAACGGCAATCATCGCCACGTACTTGAGTGGCTATCTACCAGCCCTACTGAGTGGGTAGTGGTGCTCGAGGATGACGCGCAGCCTGTAGATGACTTCCGCACACAGCTCGAGGCGGCACTCACCGCGGCCCCTTGTGACATCGTGTCCCTGTATCTGGGGACCAACTATCCGCGTCTATGGCAGCGCGGCATACAGCGCGCCACAACCCAAGCCGACCAAACTGATTCACCCTGGCTGGTATCCGAGCATCTTCTACACGCAGTGGGGTATTGCATCCGCACCACCCTGGTACCTGACCTCCTCGAGGCTCTTCCTGAGATGCCTATCGATGACGCCATCACCACATGGGCCAGAGACCAAGAGCACCACATCGCATACACATGGCCGAGTCTTACGGATCATGAGGACACAGACACCTTGATCTCCAAGCGCCCCCCACGTAACGCCCCACGCAAAGCCCACCGCACAGGCACACGCACCCAATGGGCTGGCCCCACAACAGAGCTGGAGTACTGCTGATGCCCGAAGAGATGACTACGGCCGCCTTTCATGTCGATGCGGGCACGTCCCTTACGGAGCGCACCACAGTAAGTGCAACGTTCGAAGTCGTGGGTTGTGAAGCCGTGATTGATTTAGGTACCTCCTAAGGGGGATTCACTAATGCCCGTCCTAGTCTGCTCACGAGGCAAGGAATACGTACACCCATCAGGCACGCACTACCTATCCAGTCCCACCAATGTGCTGCACATCTTCAATGGTGAAACCAACGTCGCGTCCTACCGTGAATGGGACTACGCCTGGATACCCAACGGAGAACCCGGCACAGGCCAACACGTTGACAACACCATCAACTTCAACGGGCCGGTCTGCTCCTCCACCGTGGAGGAGCAGCAGAAGAAGCGCGCGCGTCTGCAGTTGTCCCGAGACGGACATGCCCCGCGCACCTAAGGTCTGCTCCCACAAAGACTGCACCGAGCTAGCGCACGGTGACACACGCTGCCCCCAACACAAGACCCACCGATGGGGCAAGGGCGACCCACGAACCACCGACCCACGACACAAGGCGTGGCGCAAGACCGTACTAGACCGCGACCACTGGCGATGCCAAATCCGTTACCCCGGATGCATAGGCGAAGCCACCATCGCCGACCACATCCTCGCCGTCAAACTCGGCGGCGCAGAGCATGACATACAGAACGGCCAAGCAGCCTGTAGACCCTGTAGCGACAAGAAGAGTTCAGACGAAGGCCACAAGGCCGCAGGACACACCGTCAGGCCCCGAGAACAGGACCCTAGGGGGTCCACCCCCCACCCCCAGCGCCCGAATTCATGGCCGTAATTCCGTGAATCTGGTCTGTACGGGTTCCCCAGCTTTTCCGGCCCCGAAACGGGGCGTCCAAGTCCCGAAACGGGAGGTTAATGATGCCTGGACCCACTAAGAAAGATCCGAGTCTGGTTGCTCGGCGCAATAAGACGACGACCAGGGCTGTTTTGTCTGCCGATCACGACATTGAAGCGCCCGAGCTCCCTGCGGAGATTGGGTGGCATTCGATGACGAAGCGTTGGTGGGCTGATATTTGGTCGTCTCCGATGGCTCCCGAGTATGCGGAGTCGGACATCAACGGTTTGTTGCGTGTGGCGATGCTGTACAACGACTTTTGGTTGGCGGAGACAGCGAAAGAGCGGGCTGAGATTCAGGTTCGGCTCGAGAAGGCCGATGTCGACTACGGCACAAACCCGATGGCCCGCCGCCGGCTGGAATGGCAGATCGAGCAGTCGGAGGATTCGAAGGCAAAGGGACAGAAGCGCCGCGGCGTCCCCAACCCCGCCCCGATGCCAGAACCCGACTCCGATCCGCGGCTCAAGCTAGTCCAATAGTCCCGCCATGGCGGTTCTGATTGTTCCGCCGCTCGACCTGTCTTACCCGACATTGGGGCCGCAGGTCTGCCAGTTCATCGAAGAGCGGATGGTGTTCGGCCCCGGATCCCTATCGGGCCAGCCGGCACGCCTCGATGACGAGAAGCGCGGCATCATCTACCGCCTCTATGAGATCTATCCGCAAGGGCACCGGCTTGCGGGGCGGCGCAGGTTTCAGCGCGGAGCTATCGAGGTCCGTAAGGGGCTGGCGAAAACCGAGCTCGCCGCCTGGATCTCCGGTTGTGAGCTGCATCCTGAGGCACCGGTTCGTTGTGACGGGTTCGACGCCCATGGGAATCCGGTCGGCCGACCCGTGGAGTCGCCCGTTATTCCGATGATGGCGGTCACCGAGGAGCAGGTGGAAGAGCTCGCGTACGGCGTGCTCAAGTACGTGCTCGAAAACGGCCCAGACTCGGAGCTGTTTGTGATCACTAAAGAGAAGATCATCCGAAAGGGCTGGAACGGAACCGAAGACGGCTTTGTCGTCGCAGTATCCAACGCCCCGGGATCTCGAGATGGTGCGCGAACCACCTTCCAGCACTTCGACGAACCACACCGACTGTTCATGCAGCGGATGCGGGACGCGCACGAAACGATGCTGCAGAACATGCCGAAGCGTCCCCTCGAGGATCCGTGGACGCTGTACACCTCCACCGCGGGTCAGCCGGGGCAGAACAGCATCGAAGAGGATGTTCTCGCCGAAGCGGAAGCTATCGACAAGGGTGAGGTTGACGACCCTAGCCTGTTCTTCTTCCGTAGATGGGCTGGCGATGAACACCGCGACCTTTCTACGGTGGAGAACCGGATCGCAGCCGTCGCAGACGCCACCGGCCCCGTAGGGGAGTGGGGCGTCGGCCAGTTTGAGCGGATTGCAAAGGACTACGACCGCAAGGGCATCGACAAAGCCTACTGGGAACGGGTGTGGCTGAATCGGTGGCGCAAATCTGGCTACCAGGCATTCGACATGCTCAAGGTCGAATCCCTGCGCTTCGAGGATGAAGACAAACCGTGGGGTCCGATACCGGACGGCGCATTCGTCACCGCGGGGTTCGACGGCGCCCGGTTCCGCGGATCCACCGCACTGACCATCACGGATATCGAGACTGGGCGGCAGATGCTCCTGGGCTGCTGGGAGCGACCTGAAAACGCTGATGACTGGGAAATCCCGGAGGATGAGGTCACGGACCTAGTCACGGACATGATGTCCCGGTATGAGGTGTGGCGCATGTACTGCGACCCGCCGCACTGGACAGAAACGGTCGCTTCATGGGCGGCGCGGTTCCCGGATCAAGTTGTCGAGTGGTTCACGCAGCGAAAGACGCCTATGGCCGCCGCGGTCAGGGCGTATGTCGAGGCTATCGATTCCGGGATTGTCACTTATGGCGAAAACGCCTGGCAAGAGACGCTGATCAAGCATATGGGAAACGCCGGACGGCACGAGTTGAAGCTCCTTGACGACCAGGGAGCGCCGCTGTGGATCCTCCAGAAGCAAGACGGGCGACTCGAGGACAAGTTCGACGCCGCAATGTCCGCGGTCCTTTCCTGGACAGCCTGTGTCGACGCTCGACGATCAGGGGCTAAGCCGAGACCGAAATCTTATGTGCCGAGGCGCATCTACTAAATGACAGAAGGGAGTCCCATGGCGTCTACACCAGAAGAATGGCTCCCCATCCTGACCAAGCGCATCGATGACAACATGCCGCGAGTCCGGCTCCTGGACCGGTATGTGTCCGGCGATGCTCCGCTACCGGAGCAGTCGAAGAACACGAAAGCATCCTGGAAAGCGTTCCAGAAGATGTCCCGCACCAACTGGGGCATGCTGATACGGGACTCTGTTTCTGATCGCATCGTGCCGAACGGAATCACGGTTGATGGTTCCGCGGACTCTGCGATCGCGAAGCAGGCGCAACGCATCTACCGCGATAACCGTATGGATGCCGTTGTGCGGCAGTGGCTCGACTACGGACTGACCTTCCGTGATTCGTACCTGACTTGCTGGCAGGGAAATGACGGCCAGGCGATAATCACCGCCGATTCCCCCGAAACCATGTATTCCGCAGTAGATCCACTGCAGCCTTGGCGAGTACGTGCTGCGATCCGCTACTGGCGCGACATAGACGAAGAGAAAGACTTCGCGTTCGTCTGGGTGAACGGTGCGCGCCAGAAGTTCTCGCGCCCCTGCTACGTGCAGAACATTAACTCCAAGCGCCTCATGACTCGGATCTCAGGGGGCTGGGAGCCTGAAACCGACCTGATCGAGACAGACGGCGCCCCACCTGTAGTTGTGTACACCAACCCAGGCGGTGCTGGGGTTTTCGAGACCCATATAGACATCATTAACCGTATCAACTCTGGCGTTCTGCAGCGCTTGTCGACGATGGCGATGCAGGCATTTCGTCAGCGCGCTCTAAAGAAGGATGGCGACGAGCCCCTACCGGCGGTCGATGACAAAGGCAACGCCATCGACTATGCGGCCATCTTTGAACCGGCGCCCGGAGCGCTGTGGGATCTCCCACCAGGTGTTGACATCTGGGAATCGGCCACCACCGATGCGAGCCCCATGCTGGCCGCGTCGAAAGAAGACATTAGGCAGCTCTCAGCGGCCACGAAAACCCCACTGCCCATGCTGATGCCCGACAGCGCGAATCAGTCGGCTGAAGGCGCCATGAACACCGAGAAGGCTTTCATCTTCAAGTGTGAAGCCTGCCTTGCGGTAGTAAAACTCGGCCTCGAGGCCATCATCGTTAAGGCGCTGGAGACCGAAGGTGTCACGAAAATAGGCAACGTCGAGGTGTCATTCGAGGAACCGGCCCGTGTGACCCTGTCTGAGAAGTACTCTGCCGCAGCACAAGCGGCAGCAGCAGGGGAGCCGTGGGGCTCAATTGCCCGAAACATCCTCAAATACTCACCCGACCAGATTGCGCAAGTCGAAAAGGATCGGGCCAAGGAAGCGGCGGCGGCGCCACAAGTTGCGCCACCTGCTCCACAAGACTTCCCCCAGTAGGGGGTTCGCCCGTACGGGCGCCACCAATGCGAAACGCAAAGGAATTTCACATGTCTGATGTGACCCCGAATGACATGCCGGGAGCCGTAACGGAACCGGGCGAACCAGAAGGAACCGTAGACGCCACCAAGGCGCCGAAATCCGAAGCCAAAACCGATGGTTTGACCGCCGAGGAACGGCAAGAGCTGGACAGACTTCGCGCCACCCGCGTTGAGGAACGACGCTGGGAAAAACGCGCGAAGGAAAACTACGACGACGCCACCAAGTGGCGCGAGCTCATCGAGAAGAGCGGCGGAGACAAGAAAGAATTCGACCCAAGGGCCGAAATCGACAAGATCCGAGCCGAACTGACCACTGAACGCACCGAACGGTTGCGATCAGAGGTCGCCAGAACCACCGGAGTTGACCCTGAGGACATCAAGGGCGGCACCGAAGAAGAGATGCGCGAATCCGCCGAACGGTGGAAGGTGCGTTTCAACGCTCGACTCGAAGAAGCGATCAAGTCGAAGTCCGCACCGGCCGCAGCGCCGGCAGCCGAGGTTACTTCAGACAAGAAAGTCACCGGTCCCAAGCAGTTGACCCGTGATGACCTCAAAAACATGTCCCCCAAGGCGATTCGAGAAGCCCGCGAGAGCGGGCAGCTCGACGAGCTGATGGGGAAGTAAGCATAGGAAGGAGCCAGTCAGATGGCTGTTACCCATTTCATCCCCGAAATCTGGTCGTCCTACATTCTTGAGCGCTACATGGCCAAGAATGTGTTCGCCTCTCTCGTTGACCGCAAGTACGAAGGTGAAGCCCACAAGGGCAACACCATCCACATCCCCGGTGTGGTCGCCCCGGCGGTCAAGGACTACAAGGCGGCTAGCCGCACCACGTCGGCAGACGCCATCAGCGACACCGGAATCGACATCCTGATCGATCAGGAGAAGAACTTCGACTTCTACGTCGACGACATCGACAACGCGCAGTCGAACGAAAACCTGCTGCCGCTGTACACCGACGCCGCCGGTGACTCGCTGGCCACCGACGCCGACCAGTTCATCGCCAACCTGCTTGTCGCCAACGCCACCGGCATGCCATGGTCGTCCAACCCCACCACGGGAGATGGCGCGTTCAACGTCGTCAAGGACGCCCGCAAGCTGATGAACAAGGCCAACGTTCCTGACGATGATCTGCGTGTCGCGGTTGTGAACGCCGAGTTCGAAGCCTTGCTGGTCGGTGCTGATTCGAAGCTCACCAGCTTCGATTCGTCCGGCGACACCGCTGGTCTGCGCAACGCCACTGTTGGAAAGCTGCTCGGATTCCGTGTGGTTACCTCGAACAACCTGCCTGAGTCTGACTCGCCGCAGGCCGTGTTCTTCCATCAGCGTGCCGCAGCGTTCGTGTCTCAGATTGACGAGGTCGAAGGCATGCGCGCACAGGACAAGTTCGCCGACCGCATCCGCGGCCTGCATGTGTACGGCGGCAAGGTCGTTAAGGCCCCCGGCGTACTCGTCTTCAACCGGGCCGGCAGCTAGTGCTGGCATCTCCCGCTGATGTCGCCCATGCCCTAGGGCTGGACGATGCGAACGAGCTCACCGCCTCCCAGCAGGCCCGTGCCGAGGGCTTGTTGGAGAGGGTGTCTCGAAGGTTTCAGCGGGAGGCCGGACGAACCCTGACCGCAGGGGCGGTGACCGTGCGTGCACTCACGGTGGAGGGCCGGGTACATCTACCGGACCCCCCGTCTGGGGACACTGTTACGGTCACCGACCTCTGCGGGAACACGCTCGAAGGTGTCATCGAGGGCGACTACGTAGATGTCACCCGCAACGGGTGCCCTGTCGCCACGGGTGAGATCCTTGTCGTCGAATACACCCGAGATGAGCCGCCCCAGGCCGCAATAGATGCGGTAGCGGCTATCGTCGCGCGCCACCTCACGGTGGAACCCGGTTCACCCGAATCGAAGTCCACCGACCTCACCGCGGGCGTGGATTTTCGGCAGCGTCTTGCCGACTGGGTATCCGACACATCCTTGTTCACCGACGAGGAACTAGCGGAGGCGAGAAGCTACCGCTACCCCGTCCCCAATGTGATCATCCACCGCCTGTGACCTTCGAATCACTGGCCAGAATCCCGGTCACGTACACCCCATACACGGGCGTCACCCAGGATGCCCTAGGGAACGATGTTCCCGCATTCGGGTCGACGGTGGACCTGAAGGCGTACTCGTATGCCCCGCACCGTACTGAAGACACGGACGGGCACACCTCGCGTGATATCGCAGAAGTCGACCTAGCCATGCCCCCCATGACCGTTGATCTGATGTCCCGATTCGGGATCAACGGGAAAACCTACGAGGTGGTGGGTGAACGCGACGAAACAGGCGGATTCCACGGCTGGAAGCCAGGAATCATCGTCGAGCTCAAGAGGGTGACCGGATAGTGGCCCAGTTCAGGCTGAATCGTAAGGCGCAGAGCGCATTGACGAAGGAAATCGTCGAGAAGGTGTGCGTGCCCATGATGCAGCGGGTCGCTGATGCCTGCAACCAAGAAGCGGGACTGGAAGACGGATTCCGCGTCTCGGTAGAAGGCGATGATCCTTTGGATAAACGCGACTACCGGGCAACAGCTATCGCCGCAACGGCAGAGGCCATCCGGTACGACCACAAGCACGACGCACTGCTACACAACTTCGGCGAGGCTGGCTGATGTTCGCCTACCACGCCCAAGTGGTCAGGGACTGGCTGGACGAAAACATGCCGGTTCGGGTCACGACGGATGTGCCGAAGACGCGCCCAGCGCAGCTGATCACAATCGATTCAGCGCCAATCTCTAGCGGATATTCGGGAACCAAAGCCCGCGTACTCGCACGGCGCCGCCTGATCATCTACTCGTGGGGCGCCAACGAACTGGACGCCTACAACCTGATCGAGCAGACGCGTGAATGGCTCCTCAAACTCCCCGGCAAGGGCCGCGGAGTGCACGCTGTAGACATCGCAGGGGAACCTGCCCGCCGCGATGACATCGAAAGCGAAACGCGACGGTTCGTGATGACCGTCGATGTAGTAATGCGTTCAAATCCCTGAATTTACAACTAAATACACCCTTTCAAAGGCTCGGCTGCACCGATCTGCTTCTGAAAGGGGCACATCATGGCTGAAGAAGTCGGCAACGTTTTCGCCGCAGAGCCGTCCGCCGCTGGGGCCGCGTTCGTCGCCCCGCTCGGAACTACCCTCCCAACCAGTGTCGACGGAGTGCTTGACGCCGCATTCGTCGGTCTCGGGTATGTCGGCGAGGACGGCATCACTGAAACATCGGAGCGGTCCACCGATGAGAAGAAAGACATGGGTGGCCGCATCGTCAAGGTGCTGCAGACCGAGTACAACCACTCGTTCAAATTCGTCCTCCTGGAATCACTGAATGCCGATGTCCTCAAGGCGATCTACGGTGCATCAAACGTCACCGTTACCCCCGCTGACGGTACTCACGGCACCCAGGTGAAGGTCCGCAAGACCAGCAAGAAGCTGCCCCACCAGACGTGGGTGTTCGACACCATCGACTCGGAGCTGTCCGCGAAGTACCGCAACTGCGTCGCCGACGGCCAGGTCATCTCCGTTGGCGATGTGACCTTGGCCAGCAAGGACACCATCGAATACGAAGTTGAGCTCAAGGTATTCGAGTCGTCCACTGGCGAGTACGTCACCACGTACACCGACGACGGACGGATCGCGGGCTCCTAATAGACGCGGCGGGGCCGAATTCCCCTGCAGCCGAGCGCGGCCCCGCCGCTCTCCAAGCGCTACGGCTGCACACAAATCCCTGAAAGGGGCGATCATGGCTGCAAAAAACGCGACACCCTACGTCCACACCGTGGAAATCGAAGGCGTCGAGAAGAAGATCAACCTCAAACCCTTCGGGTCTGTTCCATCCGGTGTCATTCGACGGAACCGCAAGAACCCCGAACAGGGTATGTGGGAAATCATCGAGTGGGGCGCCGTATCGGAAGCCGACCTTGCTGTGTTCGACGAGCTGCCCCTAACTGAGGTGGAAGACCTGTTCACCGCCTGGCAGGAGGCCGGACAGGTCACCGTGGGGGAATAGTCGCGCTTCTCGACCTCATCGAGAAGCATGGCACCGCACTAGAATACGACCTCATCAAAGACGGGCTACGCCTACGCAACTGCCCGTCTGACGAATTCAACTGGCGCGATCTATGGGTGTATGTCAACCACCCGGAAGAGACAAGCGCTCTATGGAAGTCCAGGAACCCAAAGTATGCGGGCTGGACTCTCACAACCCGCCTGCTGGCGATTATCGCCAACGCGCTGCGCTGGCTGGTGTGGGCGAAAACCAAGGACGGACACCGTAACCGGAACCGCCCGGTGCCAATAGGCCCGGATATGGGCGATCAGCAGTCACGCCCCGGCCTGAAAGTCAAAGCCGCACCCCTCTCAAAGGTCAAAGAGCTACTTGGCCTTTCAGGCGAAGAGCGGCGCGAGAAGAAACTGCGAAACCTGTTCGGAAATTAGGAGGTGACACATGGCTGTTGAACTTTCATCGGGATATGTGTCGGCCACCGTCAGGTTCGATGGGGTCAACAAGGGCATCACCAAGCTCTTCGACAACATCCAGAAGCAGGCAATCGGCGCGGGCAAAAAAACCGGCTCCGCCTACGCCAAAGCCCTTGCCGACGAGGCAAAAACCGCCGCGGATCAAGTTAAAAAGATCTCCGAAACAGTCGCCAAGTCTCGCGACAAAGAAGCCGACGCCGCAGGCAAACTCAAGGTGGCCCTCGAGAAGCTGAACGAGGCTCGCGAGGCGGGAACCAAAGGCTCGAAGCTCACCGCCCTGTCCGAGGCGCATGCGTCGGCGATGCGTAAGCAGCAGGCCGCGGCTAGTGAACTCGCCAAAGATTTGGATGCGGTAGCACGCGCCCAGAAGCGCGCCTCCGACGCGCAGTCCGCAATTGACAAGTCGTCAAAGCCGATACGTAACCAGGTATCCAGACTCCTATCAGGCTCATCTGACGCCGCAGGACGTGAAGGTGGACGTGCTGGCCGCTGGTTTGGCGACTCGTTCTCCAGTGCACTACGCACAACCGGGATTGTTGCTGCAGGTACCGCGGTAGGAAACCTAGCCGCCAATGCGATGACCAAGGCCGCCAACCTGGCCACAAGCGGTGTTTCGGCGATCGTCACCAAGGGTTTGGACTTCGAGAAGACCATGAACACCCTCTCGGGTGTCACAGGTGCTTCGGCAGACGTGATGCAGCGGTTCCGCGACACAGCCAAGGCCCTCGGCAACGACATGACGTTGTCGAACACCTCGGCTGCTGATGCGGCACAGGCCATGACAGAGCTTGCCAAAGCCGGTTTCTCGGTGGATGAGTCAATAACCGCCGCCAAGGGCACCCTGCAACTAGCCGCTGCAGCACAGGTGAGCGCCGGACAAGCGGCCGAGATCCAAGCCAATGCGCTACAGGCATTCGGATTGAAGGCCGACTACGCCTCTAAAGCTGCCGATGTGCTGTCCAATGCCGCTAATGCATCATCGGCAGAGATCACCGATGTCGCGTTCGCTCTTCAGGCTGGCGGTTCTGTCGCACGCCAGACGGGAGTGTCCCTCGAGGACACCGCGGCGAGCATCGCACTGTTGGCCAACAACGGAATTAAGGGTAGCGACGCCGGAACCCTCCTGAAGTCGGCGCTTTTGAAGCTCTCCGCCCCGAGTGATCAAGCCTCGGGGGCGCTGCAAGAACTGGGCGTCAGCGCTTTCGATGCGCAGGGCAATTTCGTTGGCATGGAGGCGCTGTTCGGGCAGCTGCAGGCCGCGTCCAAGCGCATGACGCCCGAAATGTATGCGATGGACACTGCCCTCGCGTTCGGATCGGATGCCGCACGTCTGGCAGGTGTGGCAGCCAAGGACGGCGCAGCAGGATTCGACAAGATGCGCGACGCCATGAACCAGGAAGGTTCAGCGTCGAAGCTGGCGGCAGCCCAAAATCAGGGCCTACCTGGCGTAATTGAGCGGCTGAAGAACGCTGCGGAAACCCTCGCCATCACGTTGTTCGAGAAGATCCAAGGCCCCCTGTCAAGCATCGGCGATGGACTGACCGGATTCACGAACAAGATGCAGGACGCTTTCGAGAACCCCGCCGTGAGCCAAGCCGCAGGCAATATCGGTTCAGCTCTGTCGACTATCGGAACCGCCTTCGGAAACGTCCTATCGGCTGTCGGCCCGTCGTTGGTCAGCGGACTATCCGAAGCGGTCAACCTCATCGTCCGATTCAAAGACTTCCTCATCCCACTAGTGGCAGGTTTGGCCGCCTACAAGACGGTGATGCTCGCCATCACTGTCGCCACTAAGGCGTGGGCTGCCGTGCAAGCACTGTTGAATATCGTTCTCACAGCCAACCCTATCGGCCTGATCATCGCCGCAATCGCCGGTTTGGTCGCCGGAATTGTGGTGCTGTACAAGCGCAACGAGACATTCAGAAACATCGTCCAGGCCACGTGGACCGCCATCAAGAACGTTATCGGGGCGGTGTGGGGCTGGCTATCCACCACCGTATTCCCGGCACTGAAAACCGCGTTCACCGCCATCGGCACAGGGGCGATGTGGCTGTGGAACAACGCCATTAAGCCCGCTTGGAACGGAATCAAGGAAGTTATCGGCCTCGCGTGGGAGGTCGCCTCCGATCTGTTCGCGAACTGGAAGCGCGCAATGGACCTGCTGGGTCAGGGCGCATTGTGGCTGTGGAATAACGCGATTTCCCCGGCATGGGAAGGAATCAAGACCGCTATCAGTGCGGCCTGGAGATTCGTGTCACCAATCTTGGATAAGTTCTCCGAGGGGTGGGACGCGCTCAAGTCCGGCATCTCTGGCGCTTCAAGCGCGATCAAAGACGCTGTTACCTCGGCATTCTCGGGACTAGCAGCGGTCATCAAGGCACCCCTGAAAGTCCTAGGAACGTTCCTGGCCGCTATCCCGTCTGAGGTATTCGGGTTCCAGATCCCCGGCGCCGACAAACTCAACTCGTGGGGTAAATCCCTACAAGGCTTCGCTGCAGGTGGCATGGTCCGCGGCGCCGGCACGGGCACAAGCGACTCAATCCTGGCGTGGCTGTCCAACGGCGAGGGTGTTGTCACTGCCAAGGGAATGAAGAACGGCGGTGCGGGCATCGTCGCAGCCCTCAACTCAGGTTGGGTGCCATCTGCCGCGTACCTGCACGACATGATGCGCGCCCCGGGGTACGCCGAGGGATTGAACCCGGGCGCGGACTACCTGCGGTCGATGGTCATGAAGATGTGGCCGCAGATCAAGAACATTTATGGCCGGCGTGCGGAAGACGGATATGGCGAGCACTCCTCCGGCAACGCCATCGACATCATGATCCCGGACTACAACTCGCCGCAAGGTATGGCACTTGGCAACACCATTGCGGCGATGTTGGCGAAGAACGCCAGCGCCCTGGATCTCAACGGATTCATCTGGCGACAGCAGAGTTACGGATACGGTGGCTCGTTCTCGTCAGGCAAGCAGATGCCCGATCGCGGCAGCCCGACTCAAAACCACATGGACCACGTGCATGTGATGTTGGGCTCCGGGCGTGGTTCAAATGCCGCGGCAGTAGGACTACCCACAAGCAGCATTTCGCTACCTTCCGGCGGATCAGTTGCGGCCCAGGCGCTAGGTAACACCTCCGGCTCATCTGGTGGTGGAGCATCGCCCAAGCAGATCCGTGAGGCTGATGACCGCATCACTGACCTGTCCAACCGTCTAGACGTCACCGAGAAAGAGCTCGCAGACCTCGAATCCAACCCCAAGACAAAAGAGACGACCAAGGAGCGCAAACGCGACCAGGTTGACAAGCTCAAACGGGATCTACAGCAGGCGAAGGACGATCGCGGCGCACTGGATTCGAAGGGTTCCGGCGGTTTCGGCGGCGGCAACAACCCGTACGCCAAGATCATGGAGGGAATCTCCGAGATCTTGCCGGACTTCGGCGGCCTCGCTGACATCGGAATCGGCGGGCTCAAGGAATCTCTTTTGCCCCCCGGATTCTCTGACCCAACCCAGTGGGGATTAGTCCAGGCCGGCTCCACGCTCCTGAAGTTCTTTGGCGGCCTGCGCAACAACTCCGACGGCTCACCCCTCCTCGGCGAGGGTGGAGCGCTGTTCGCGAACATCGCCGGATCTGCCATGTCTGGATCTGGTGGCGGGATTGTCGACGCGATAAAGACCGTCATCCCAGCGCCGTTCGGCAGCATGGAGGCTAAGCAGCTTCAGGGCGCCCCAGGCGATATCAACCCCGTCAATCCCGGCGCACAACTCCCCGGAACCGGATACGGCGACATGGGAGCGGCCTTCTCTCAAGGCAGCCCGGGGCCGAACCCGAGCGGAAACGCGCCGACGGTTGATCAATCAGTCACGGTCAACGCAACTAACACGGATGCCGCTATTGCCAAAAACAATGCAGCCCAACTGCAACAGTACCGCCGGAGCAATAGCACGGGCACAATGCCAGGACCACGCTGATGGCACTTTCTAACCCGTGGATCCACGGTCCCGAAACCGGCGAGGACTTTAACAATCTGCCACCACACCTGCAGGGTGTGGAGACGAAGATCGTCTACGTCGGCGTGGTCCACCCGATTCACAAGAAGCGGTTCACCTGGAATCTGCTGGGATCTCATCACGGCAAAGAGGGCGTCGTAATGGCGCCGACAGCGGTGGGGCTCTTCCACACACCATTCGAAACCCTAATGTCCGAAGGGCCTTACCAGATCGGCGCCGAACCAGAACGCACCGACTGGAAAAAACGCATGATCTCCCTGGCTGTTCACGTGAATCCAGATATCGCCCCATGGGATAACAACGGCAAGCTCATCGACACCCCATTCCGGTACCGGATGATCGAGGAACGCTGGTGGGGCTCATGGTCGGCCACCGAAGACGGATATCTAGGGGTCTTCACCCGCACCCATGGATGGCGGTGGCTTCGAGTCCGCCTAGCCGAAGAGCCCAAAGACGCATGGGAACTCGATCCCGTGGCATTTGGCAACAACTTCATGACCTGGAACATGAGCATCGTTGCCACACAGCCCTACTTCGCCAAGCGAACCGAGTTCAAGACGTGGCAGAACGATATCGAAACCTCCACCCTGTGGGACAAGATTGAGGACCTGCTCAACGAATTCATTCCCGGGCTGGATGTGGGTGAAGGGGCCATTCGGGTCCCTAACCGGGGGGATATCGCGGTCTATCCGAAATTCCTCGTGTCTTCGCCTGGCAAGTGCTGGATCCAGGAAGGGGACCGGTGGGTTGAACTCCCACTCCTGAGCCCCAAAGACGGGTACATCATGGTCGACACCGATCCGAATGCCCAAACACTCACCGCAACAACCGATCCAGTTGACCCGCTATTCATGCGGATTCTGCGGAACTCGCAACTCCTCGACGTCCTCCTGCATGACCTGCTTTCGATCACTCTGCCGGTGTGGAGGCGTATGGAAGACCGATTCACCGAAGCATCGAAGATACCGCCTCGAACTCTCGCGGCAGTGAAGGTGCGCCACTCCAACGCTGATGGGCGGGTCACCATGTTTGTTCCCCAACGCTATTCGAAGGGCTTTGCGTAGCAGTGTCGGGTGATTGGTCGATTGATCTGACCGACTTCACGAGCGTGCAGGGAATTCTGGACCGGCTGCTTCGAGATACGCAGACAACGCCAGACCTCGGCGACCCGATGGTGGCATACCGCTATCTCAACGCGCGCCGGCAGGCGATGAAGGATGCCTACAAACAGCGCCCCCTTCTTCGGATCTGGGACAAGCACCATCGCTACATCGCCGACTTGGCTGGCGAAAAGTCAGTTGTTGTCGAGGAAGTCATGGCGGACTCCGGTACCGCCACCGTCGTCATCAAGCACTCCAACTGGCTGTCCAAATTCCTGCTCTACGACCGCCGCGCTGAAGAAGATATCCAATTCACGCTAGATCCAAACCCCACCAACCGTTCCTGGCAGAACCGTTGGGGCGGAAAGATCGTGAACGTCAACGCCGTCCGCGACAAAGACGGCCTGCACACCGTCGAACTCGAAATGGTGCACAACCGGGAACACGCCAAACACATCCTCGGTGGCGCCAATCCTCTACTCCCGCCGGAAATCCAATTTCCGAAGATGTTCTTCCTCCCCTGGAACATGCGCACCGCCGGCTCCATCATCATGTTCCTGAACCTCGCTCGGCAGTTCTTCCCGCTACTGAGCATTCCGACGAACATCTTCAACCCGGGTGCGTGGCTAGGAGTTCGGGACGTCATCGGCGGCCTGAACCCGTTGGCGTGGCCTATCCAGGTCCAATTCGTCAACCCACTGTTCGATCAGTCTCGTACCACAATCCTGTCGTCCCGGTGGCAAGACCTGCACACCGTTTTGGCTGCGCCGATGCAGGACGCCGGCTGCATGCTGCGCGCCTACACCTGGCTGACCGAAGATGACACCTCGCCGCACCCAGAACTGGAGGCACTCGGGGATGCGCTGGCACGCCCAACACGAAACTGCGTTGTCTTCGCATTCGAAGACAAGTCCGGGGTTACTGGACCCACGGGGACCTTGATTGACGGCCCGCTGCGGCTCATCGCGGAGACCGCAGACGATTTGATCACCAACGCCATCGTCCCGCCCGACATGTACGACGAAGACGGCGACGGCAAAACCGATCCACTGATCAGGAAATGGCTGGGGTTCGCCCCCGCTAAGCCCAAGGTTGTTTTCCGCGAAGGGGAATACACCGGGATCATCGACGCTAAGCGGTCCATGAAGGGATCGACAGCAAAGACTGTGATGACGGGCTCCCGGTCACCGGCATGGCTGAATCAACTCCAAACATTCGGCATCAAGTACGGGCTGTCCCAGCTGTCCGCGGTCGTCAGCTATGTGATCGGCGCCTACCAGCAGCCCGGAACCCCCGGTTTGGAGGAGCTATACCAAGGGCAGCTGGATAACACGCTGTTCGCATGGCAACGATTCACCGATCCGCGCCGCGTCCTGCTCATGGGCGACCTGGGGTTTCTGGAGCATTTCGAGCAAGGCCAAGGGACCGCCTACACGTCAGCGGGAATCCTGGATCTGCGCAACGGGCATTGGAAGACAAGGGCGTTCGTCAGCTTCAAGACAAGTATCCGAAACGGCATGCCTTGGATAGCCGATGAGCATTTCACGCTCGGTGACAGGGTCGCGTTCCAGTTGGGAAGCGTCCTGCACGTCGACCAAGTGTCGGCGATCCGCCGCTCATACGACGCTGACTCGCCACTACTGGTTGAACTTTCGCTCGGCCAGGACTTGGACGAGGAAGACCCAGTAGCCAAGTCGATGCGCACCCTCGCGGGCTTCTGGAACCTCGCCGGAACCTTCTTCGGTTCCGACTCAATGTTCTGAGTAAAGGAACGAAATTGGCTGCAGATAAGTACGTTCCGCGTGCCTTACAAGCCTATGCGGAGAAGCAGAAGGCCCAGGACGCGCAGAAAGCGGAGATGGAAAGCGCCTATCAGGACTTTCTGACGGACTGCCACTACCCGCAGGACAAAGACGGAAACCGCATGGACTCGGCGCATTTCGTGTGGCTTGTGGGTTACCACATGATCCGGTGCGGGTGGCGGCGCTCGGCGCAACCCCTCATCAAACCACGGGCCGTCGAGGCACCCGGAGTAGTCGAAGGCGCCATCGAGTGGGTCCCTATCGACGCCCCAGACGACCCCCTAGAGGGCGTCGAGAACATGACGTTCGCACAGATCAGCGCCCTACCAGAGTGGCTGAAACGCAAAGCGATACAGCGACTCAACGGCAACCAAGACGCAGATGACGACCTACCCGAAATGGCCGAACCGGCATGGCGGGTGACTCCGAACATCGCCATCAAAGATGAGCGACCCATCGGGGATGACTTCGTGAAGGGAATCGAGAATGGCTGAACCGGGCGATACCCCCTACCTTGGGTCGATCCTTGCGCGCCTGCACTTCTGGGGTGTCGTCTCCGACATGGACGTGCCTGGTGGCGTCACGGGCACATTCGAGCTTGCCGACCAAGACGGCGCAGTCACCATGGACGCCCTCGTCGGCCCTCCTGGTCCTGCTGGTGAGAATGCCCCCATCGTCAAGATGCAGTATCAGTCCAGCATCGACGACCCCGCCGATCTTCCCCAAAACCTCACCGACGATCCGATTGATATCGGAAAAGCCTGGTGGGTAGGCAACATCGTCTACCTGTGGGACGGCGAACACTACGTCCAGAAGCAGATGGGCACACAAGGCCCCCCGGGACCGCTGCCGAACATTACGCCCACGGTCCAACTACTGGACCCGGACAACCCGAGTTTGACATCGGAGATCATCGTTTCGGGCACCTCCGCCAACCCGACATGGCTCCTGAAGCTCAAAGCACCGCGGGGTCCGCAAGGCGATAACGCCACCATCCGAGACGCAACCGACTATGACGACTCGGTCGCGCCCGCCGCAGGACAGGTCATTGCTTGGAACGGCGTCGACTACGCGCCAGCCGACTTCAACCCCTTGGCGACACGTTTCTACACCGTCCCCGAGTCTGCGTTCACCGACTTCACGGGTCTAGCCACACGGCAGACGATCGGCTCATTCATCATCCCGCCGATGCCGTTCGACTACGTCCCCGTAGTGCACGGGCATTTCAAGGCCAACGGCATCGAACTCGACGCCGACCCCTTCATTATCGGCTCCGAGGTCCGCATCGGTAACGCTACAAGCGGCCAGCTGATCGCCAAGGGCGCCGGCAACATGTCCTCCTGGTCCGCCCTGTTCCCGCATGCCTCATCCACGGGCTCCCCGAACACCGCTATCACCCCAGACAACGGGATCGGCATGATCCCGGCCTACAGCACCGGTACAACGTCAACTTTGTACGTGAACCTCGTCAACGAGGGCATGGCGGGCTTCTACTCTTTCAACAAAGCGGGCGCACAGCTCTCAATCCTCATTGTCCCCGTCTCTCCGTTGAAGCCTGAGGACGGCTCCTAGTGCCACGGTCTTTCGACCGCACCCCAGCGCCGTTCAACGACCCCAACCAGGGCATTGAGTTCCATATCGGCACCGCTTTTCAGCAAGGGCTGGACATGTGGAAGGCGATCATCGACGCCCTTGGGGAGTTCGCCGAAAACCTTGTCAAGGAACTCATTCAGAAGCTCCTAGGCTTGGACGTTGACCCGGAACAGGCGCTCGAGGATCTATGGAACCTGCTCACCGGCTGGACTGACGATATCCCGATCCTCGGCGACATCATCCAGATCGTCAAGGACTTCCTCAACGGGAATTCATTCCCAGGTGTGCTGTCAATATCCCGCATTGCCAACATCATCCAGGATCTGATCTACGGTGCGGGTGAGTTCCTGACCGCTGAGAGCGTCACCGATAATCCGTACTTCGACTGGGATTCGGTGACGCCCGGTTTCATCTCGGGCGGCTCGATCCGGGCGACCGCCAACGGCACGCAGCAAGTGTTGCGCACAGAGCCGTTCGAGGTGTTCCCGGGTCAAACGTTGGAGTTGCGCGCCGCTTCGCAGTGGACCGGTGCGAGCGCGACCGCCGGCTCAAACCCCGTCAAGGTCGGGTTCACACCATTCGACGCGGACGGCAACCCGCTGGCCGATGTCATTCGCGGTTCGCTGCAACCTTCTGGTGATCATGGTTGGCAATGGATTCCGGTCGCCGATAAATGGCCCGTGCCCGCCGGTGTGAAATACGTATCGCAGCTGCTCATCCTCGATGCCGGAGCCACGGCTGGAACCTTCCGTTTCTCGAACGCTTCGGCGTGGGCGTCGAACCTGCTGGACCTCGGGCTGGTCAAGGATCTGCGTGAGATGGTCGATGCCATCGGCGGTGTTGTGAATTCCGAGGCAGCCAACATCGAGGCCCGCCTGCAGGCGATTACCGCTGACGGCAAGATCACCGCCTCGGAGATCGTCGGCTTGATCCAACAGGCGCAGGTCTCGGGCCTGGCCATCATGCAAACGGTCATCAACCAGATTCTCGACATTCTCAACGGCAACATCGTGACCCCGATCAACTCCCTGGTGCAGGGGGTCAAGGACTGGTTTGGGCTGAACCAGAACAAGACTCAGAAGTTGACCAGCGGCGGAAATCTGACGACGGCCGACGTTACCGGCACGTTCGACATGAGCCGGGTCGATGATCTTGTCGATAACCTCGGCAACATTCTGTCTGGGGTCAAGGACGGCGCCGACGGCGTGGGCACCGGCACCACGGGCGCTATCGGGGACCGCATCAATCAGGCCAAGGACTCGCTACTGGCGCTACTGGGCTTGTCGCAGGATGCGCTCAAAAGCGCCATCGCCGCACAGACCACCCTGCAAGAGCAGGAGACCGAGCAGAACACCGGCGACGGCAATAGCTACAGTTTCGTGTTCTCCGGGGCCGACGGTGCCGCACTGAATTCGACCGATTGGACCACCGGCCCCACGCCCGGCGATATCACCATTCGGGGCGACTCGGGGTATGCGGGTGTCAAGAACGGCAACCCTGACGGGTACTACTTCGCCAGCCCCAACTACACCTATGCCACGGACGGGCAGTCCGCCTCATTCGTGCTCGGCAACACCCAAAACGGAAACTACTACTCCGGGGTGTTCATTCGCTGCAACGCCGATCGCACCACGGGCGCCTACTGCCTGGCCAAAGAGGGCGAGGTCCGCGTCGGCAAGTTCACCCGCTCAGGTACCAGCTGGACGTTCGCTACACCGATGACCTTCCAAGGCGGGCTCTCGTCGGTCAAACAGGGCGCCCGTATCGAAATCCGTTGCAGCGGCAACAACTTCTTTGTCCGCGTGAACGGCAAGCCGGTCACCTCAGCGACCGATGTCTCAGGCGCCATCGCCGCCGGGCCGGACTATCGATACGCCATGTTCTGTGTTCAGCGCGCAACGTCGTGGTTCACCTACGACTCCTACCGCATCGCAGCATTCGCCATGTCCGATTACAGCCCCTCGGGAGGTAGTGCCACCTTGTCGAACGCGTGGAGCCTAACCCGCTCGTCCACTTCAGGTTTCACCTACACCGACCCCATCACCTCAGCGGGCCAGCTACCGGCGTCGTTCTTCACCTTCATCGACTACGCCAATGGCGCCACCATCACCGACCTTGGCCGAGGCGCGGTGACCGTGGACCAAGCCGGGCTCTACAAGCTGGCCACCACCTGCCGCCCATACTCGGCCAAAGGTCCGGTCACCCCGCATTGGTGCCTGTACCGCAACGACGTTCAGGTCACCGGCGCCATCGGCCCCGGCGCCGAATTCGAAATCCTGCTCAACGCGGGAGACAAGATCCAACCCGCCCTGATCGTCGTCGATTACGACGTGCGCTCCAACGGCTCCACCGGATCGGAAACCATCGTCTCGCGCACCATCACCCAAGTATTCGGCGTGGCCTCCTTCACCGGCCGAAAACTCATCTAACACACCACAGGAGAACTCACCCATGACCACACCGCAAGCACCAGCCACCGTCGATGACAACGAGGATCTGACAGACCCCCCGGCACCCTCGCCCACCCCGGATCCACCCGCGCCAGAACTGCCGCAAGAACCGCCCACGCCACCCCAGGCGGCGCAGATCCCCGAGCCGAGCACCACGTTCACCATGCCCGAGCTGCCCGGAATCACCTTCGCTGTCGTGCGTGGCGGCTTGGACATCGACGGCAAGCTCAACCCGTCTTGGATTCAGATCACCGGCACTGACAGCGACGGCGCGATGGTGTCCAGCATCGGGTTCTCCGGGCCCTAATGCCCTGGGCCCCCAACCCGACCGTTCCCGCCCCGCGGTCGGGTGGAGCGTGGTCGACGAACCCGGTCGCCCCGGCACGCACACCGGGCGGCCGGTGGCACGCCATCATCGGTATCGACGCGTCGCTGGCGATCATGTGCGTCGGCGAGGTCGAGCTCACTGCCATGCAAGCCATGGGCGTGGTCTTGTCGGTACACCTCGATCGCAACCTCGCATTGCAGGTGGTGTACCAGCTGGCCGCGCAACGCTCGATCCTGATCACTCGCAACCTGGCGCTACAGGCCACATTCCAACAAGACCTCGCGCTGGCCGTCACCATGGAACGGGCGCTGTTCCTGGCCAAGGTGATCGGCATCGACCTAGCCAACGCGCTGGAGATGACCGGCACCATCGGTTTGCAACGCGTGGCCGCAATCGATCTGACGTGCAACCTGACGGCGCCCCGCTCGATCGGTTTCGACAAGCTGCTGCCCGTCGACCTGACACGCACCGTCTCGATGTCCTCGGCGCTGGTGATCGAACGCGTCGCCAAGATCGACGCCGCACTCACGGTGACCATGGCACGCGCCTGCACCCTCGGCTATCCGCCGGGCGGTTTGCCTGTCCTGGCCAGCTACACCACGGCCGGGGCGTTCACTCACAACATCGTGCGCAACTGCGACTTCATGGACGCCGTCGGGTGCGGTGCCGGAGGCGGCGGGGGCGGCGGTGACGGCGGCCTGGGCAGCACCGGACAGGGCGGCCGTAAAGGCGCATGGAACGCGCGCACCGTGGCCCGCAACAGCGAGATCCCCGGCTCCGCATTGACCCTGACCGGCATGGTGGGCGCGCCCGGAGCCGCGGGAGCCAAGGAGAAAGACGGCGGCGCCGGCGGTGACACCACATTCCTGATCAACGGAATCACCACCACGTGTGCCGGTGGCGCCGGCGGTAAAGGCGCCTACGCCGGCAACGGACTCAACCAGCCCGGCGAGGCTGCGGGCAACACCACCCTCAACGGCCAGACCTACACCGGCGGCGCGCAGGCAGGCACCAACACCAACGGCAACTCACCCGGAGGTGGCGGCGGCCCCGGCTCGGGCGGCGTATTCGGCATCGCCAACCCCGGACGCCTCGGCGGAACGGGCATAGCACATATCCGGTCGTATCAATAGAAAGGGAAATCCACTATGGCATGGGGAATTTCGGCCTACCTGGCGAACAAGATTCTCGATCACATCTGCCGCAACGTGGCCTACACACCACCGGCAACCGTGTACGCCAAGATGCACACCGGCGATCCCGGCGCGAACGGAACAGCCAACGCATCCTCGGTGGCCACCCGCTACCCGTGTGCGTTCAACGCTGCTGCGGCCGGGTCTATCACCCAATCCAACACCCCTGAACACACCCTCGGTGCCACGGAAACGATTGCCGGGGTGTCGTTCTGGGATCACCCCACGGCCGGGAACTTCTTGTGGTCATCGCAGGCCGCCGCCACCAAGTCCGGTGCCAGCGGCGACATCATCCGCATCAACACCGACACCCTGACTCTCTCGCCGTTAGCTGCATGATGTTCTCTCAACTGCTGCGTTACCCCGCCTTCTACGCCGTTATCGGGTTGGCGGGGTTCGGGTTCGGAGTGTGGTTCCGGCGCTCCCGCTGGGTGACAGCGGGTAGACCGGGCCTTGATCCCCGGATTGGAGGCATCTGATGCCGCGGGTCGTGTATGGAAATTCGTTCTCAAGTAACGGCTGGCCTATGGTCAACGGTGACGAGTGCACCTGGGTAACCGTGCCTGGTACGTCGGTGAGTCTGCAGATTCAGAACGGGCAGCCGTTGGCGATTCTGCGCGCGTTCGCGGCGGATTTCAACGCCTATGTTGAGCCGCTGCGTGACCCAGATTCGGCGTGCTGGACGCCTACCAACTCGGTGTCTACGTCGAATCACCTGTCAGGTACGGCGATGGATCTGAACTGGGAAAGCCATCCCTTTCAGGTCGCCAACGCTGGGTTTAGTGCCGCGCAGATCGCCACCATAAAAGAAATCCAGGCGTTCTACGAGGGGACCGTCTTCTGGGGCAATGACTGGTCAGATCCTAAAGATGCTATGCACTTTCAGCTGGCGAGCCTCGCCAATGGCGGTGAGATTAACACCTACCAGAATCCGCACACCGCAGACGTCATCGCCCGCAAGATCCGCGCCGACGGATTCTCCACCTTCCGGCGGAGTAACAAGCCGAATGGTGGCGCCCCCATCCTCGCCGCCGCTACCGGCCTGTCCGAGGCGCGTTCAGCCGAGATCCTGCCCGCGGTGTCGGACGGGCTCAAGGCCAGCCAGTGCACGAATATCAATCGGATAGCGATGTGGCTGGCACAGGTAGGCCACGAGTCAGCCGGCTTCAATGCCACCGAAGAGTACGCCTCCGGTGCCGCCTATGAAGGCCGTGCAGATCTGGGCAACACCCAGCCCGGTGATGGGGTGCGGTTCAAGGGCCGCAGCTGGATCCAGATCACCGGCCGCAACAACTACGCAGCGTTCTCGCGGTGGTGTTCGGGTAAAGGACTCGTTCTGTCGCCAACGGAATTCGTTGATAACCCGAAACGACTGGCCGAACTGCGGTGGGCCGGTATAGGTGCGGCTTGGTACTGGACGGTCGCCCGCCCGGACATCAACGCCCTGTCGGATCGGCAGGACTTGGAGACGGTCACTCGCCGGATTAACGGCGGCACCAACGGCTTGGCCGACCGCCGCGACCGATACAACCGCGCCCTACTGCAGGGCGACGCGCTGCTGCAACTACTCGCCACTAGTGAACCGCTGGACCCGATTGAGGAGCTACTGATGTCAGACCTTCAGGTCGAATCCCTATCCATCTACGCCACCCCAGGTGAGCCGTTGATCCCGATTGTTCGCATGGTGCAGGCCATCGACGCCGCAGAGCACCGCAAGCTCGTCGAGGACTGGGCGCGCACCGGGGATGCAGACGCACTATCCCGTATCGCCCGCACCGCGGCGGGGCAAGGGAAGTTCCGTGACGCCGCCACCATCGCGCACGCCAAGGCCGTGCTCGCTGACATCGAAGCCACTAACCCTGCAGTACTGCAGGAGTTCATCTCTCAGAAGGGACAGTCATGACCGACCAGATTCGCAAGTGGTACTACCTCATCGGCGCACTGGTGACAGCGCTCGTGCCGATCCTGGTGACCTCCGGTGTCGTCAGTGACACCCAAGGCAACGCGTGGATCAACGCCGTTGTAGCTATCGGTGGCGTCCTGGGCGCCGCGGGTCTCGGTACCGCCGGTGTGGTCTTGGGTAAGCAGATCAAGGGTGGTCCAGCCGATAAGGCCGTCACCAGCCTTCAGGACATTCAGGCGCAGCTGGATTCGACCGGCGCCACAGCACGTACCCAGCTCGAGGCGGGCACTCAAGCTGTAGTCGACAGCATCAACAAGATTCAGCAGGCAGTCGGTGGTGTTGTCGGCCCTGCCGTTGACGCCAAGGTCATCAGTTCATCCGCCGCTATCGGCCCACTGGCGGCTCAGGTCATCAAGAGTGTGACTGAGTGATCCTCACCCTTGGTTCACATGGGGAGGTAGTAGGGAGGTGGCAGCGGGTCATGGTGGCCCGCTACGCCTCCTACGCGAAAGCCGCTGGCGGGGGACCGCTGAAGGTTGATTCGTACTTCGGGTACGACGACCAAGCCGTCCAGAAGGAATACCAGCGCAGAACCAACCAACCCCAGACCGGAGTCGTTTCGGCGGCTGATCTGGTGAAGCTGGGTTTGACGCCACTGTTCTTCACGGTCGAGGGGCATCTCTCCGACATGTATCAGGGGCCTTGTGCTTTCGTGGCTTCAACTTTGGAGCGTGAAGGCCGGGCGGTGTGGCGGCCCACCGGCTACGACAACGTCCGGCTGCCGTTCAACAACCAGTCCGGTGTGGACGAACTGGTGAACCGTTTGGATACCAAGCTGTTCGATGACGGCACACCCTTCCCCGAAGGAACCCCGTGGAATCTGGCAATCTTCAGCCAGGGCGCCATGGTTGGCTGCGAAGTCATGGAAAAGCACGTCCTACCCGCCAACGGCAGGTTGCACTACCGGCTCAAGGACTTCCGCAAGGGCATAGCTTTCGGAAACCCCTACCGCCTCATCAACCAGTGCGCTCCTTGGGTTCCCGATCCACCCCAGCCGAACACGCAGGGAATCATGGACTGGCACTTCGACTTCCTCAAATACCCAGAGCTGGCGGGGAAGTGGCAAGAGCACGCCCGTACCCGAGATTGGTATGCCGAGAACCGGTTGGATGAGGCCGGGGCCAACATGACCGCGATCGGGAAAATCATCACACAGGGCGACTGGACGCACGGTCCGGCGTCGATAGTGGCCCGAATCATGGACCTGTTCATCAACCCATTCGACGGGTTGATCGACATCGTATGGGCAATCGTCAGGACGTTCCAGGGCATCGCCCATCTGGAAGCCCACGGTACTTATGACCTGAATCCAGTCCTTGACTGGTTCCGCGCTTAACAACTGAATAGAGCCCTCGAAGCGCCCCATGAAAGGCGGTTCAAACAAATGTCCATCCGAGATCTACTCACTGAGCGATCCAAGCCAAAGCCAGCGGTATGTACCACATGCCAATGGTTCGCAACTCAGCCAGAAGATGAGCAGGCTGCAGCCAAAGAATGGACGGCAGCGGGCTTTTCTAGCGCCGAGTTGTGGCGCGGCATAAGAGAGTTGGGATACCCCTTGGGGGAGGCGGCCCTGCGCCGTCATTTCAAGGAATGCAGTTGAGTATCCGCGACAGCCTCAATAATCGTCGTCCCGTAGCCGAGGAATCGGCACCGGAGCAGGCGAAAATGCGCGCGGAGTGGGACGGCGCCGCTGGCTTCATTCAGACGGGCAAGGTCTCAGATGACTTCGATGAGCAGGATTTCGAGGGGATTCTCCGGGAGTTCGCCGACGAACTGCACTACGACCCAGCCAAGGTTGAGATTGCCGGTAACCCACAGGTCGTGGTGTGGGAGACGGGCTTCCGCAACAAGGAGGGGGAGTGGGAGAAGCATAAGCACCACTCCTGGCGGTATCACCTCGCCGTCCGGCGTTGGGCTGTAGACCTACCCGCCTTGTATGCGGAGGTCCGCAAGACCAGGCCGGTGCAGCCGAAGAAACCTACGGGTGAATCAACGGTTGTGGTGTGCTGGGCCGATATTCAGACCGGGAAGGTCGACCATCTCGGCGGGGTCAAAGAGCTACTGCTGCGCCTTCAGGAAAAGCGGGAAAACCTGAACGCCTACCTGAAACGTTCAAGATTCGATCACATCATCATCGCGGACGTGGGCGACATCGTGGAGGGCTTCGACAACGTCACAGCCCAAACCCGCACCAACAGCCTATCTCTCATGGATCAGGTCGAGGTTGCGGCGACTGAGTTCTGGAAGACCATCACCCTGTGTGCCAAGCATGCCCCGGTGGATGTTCTGTCCATCCCGTCTAATCACGGTCAGTGGCGGCGGGGTAAGGATCTGATCGGGAAGCCCACTGATGACTGGGGATTGGCCATATCCAAACGTCTCGAATGGCACAACAACCCCGACAACCAAGGCCCGAACCTGCCGGTAGATTTCCACCGGCCGCCCGAGTGGTGCGAGACACTGCAGTTCGATGTACGCGGCACCAGGCTGGGGCTGGCGCACGGCCACCAAGCCTCCGGCGCTGACCGGGTTAAGACGTGGTGGGAGAAGATGACCCACGGCGGCGTTATGGACTGCCACGTCCTCTTGACTGGACATTTCCACTACGCCAGCCTGCGCCCCCATGGGCGGGATCAAGTAACGGGTAAGGCGCGCTGGCATATCCAAGCCTCAACCCTGGACAACGGCTCCGCGTGGGTGATGAACAAGATGGGCGAAGACGGCGACCCGGCACTGACGGTGTTCCAGATCAACAACGACGGCTTCGACGTACAGAGCTTTGCACTCCTTTGATACCCACTGATACTTGGGAGCCGCGATGAGTGAACACCCTGACGAACTCATGCAGAAGTACGTCGAAGCGATGGATCAAGAACCCGGCTGGCGGGTATCAGATTTTGTGCTCATGGTCGGGTTCGAGAGAGTCCAAGCGGACGGCACCATAGAGCACACCTACGGTGTGTATGAAGGTGAGAACCAATCACCCTGGGCTACACACGGTTTAGTCGCCAACGGTATAGAACACCTAGAACGAACTGAGTGATCAAGCCATAGCGGCAATCCTTACCGTAAGCGTTCTGCCATAACGCGATGCGCGATAGATTTTTCTTTACAGATCTTTTGGCAAGACCGACGCTAGACGTATGGATATTGAAGCTAGAACGCGTGTCTACGTAACCACCGCAACCGGTGGTGAAGTTGAGTGTCTAACTACCACACGGGTAGTTCCAGGACGTGATATGCCCATCGTTTGGGTCACTGCGGCCAACCCTACGCAGGCGTGGAAGATGCGTGAGATGCCTTGGCCTGCGCAATATGTGCGACCAGTGTTAACTACTCAACCCAATCACACTCAGGGGCGGCGCACTCTTCTTCGTCACAGTTCTGCCAGCAGTGCGGATGCCTAGGATCCCTGAAATCGCACCTATGGGTGCAGCACCAACCAGGATCTAGGTCACTCCCCTCACAGTCGGGGGCCGACACTAGACCGGCTCCACTACGACGTAGTGAGTGCAGCCACAGTCACACCGGTCATACACGAAGCGGCCGGTCCACGTCTCTTCATCGAAGTATGTGGACTGGATGTGTCGACCCTCTAGGTGCTTGCATTTCGGGCAGGTTCCGACCCTCACCGTTCCAGCTCCTCTAGCGTCCACCGCAGGTCTTGGGCTAGTTCAGGATTGTCCTCGGCGCACGAATCGGCATATGCCGCAAGTGCTGCACGTGCGTGCCGATCCTTCTTGTACTCAAGGATGAACCACGGCCCCAAATCCTTGCCGTCCATCCGCTCAACTCGGTACTTCATATACATGCCGCGCTCGTCTGCCATACCCTCAATTATCCTGCGGTTCTGGACAATCTGCGGTGTCTAGCGGGTGCTATAGCTTTCAGCTTTTTCCTATAACCGGCGTCCCGACTGTTATAGGAAAGGCCCCGCGTAAGAGAGCTGAACGCGGGGGCCGTCCTATCCACGGTTGACACCCGGTTTGACTTACTCCGCTTCTCCGACATCACCGAGGTTTATCCACAGGCGGTGGTACGGATGCGCCAGCTGCAATGGCAGAACCGTACCGAAAGTGGTACGGAAGTGACTTCGCGAAGGGGTTCCCATGGCTGGAATGATGCGCTCAAGAGTGTCGGGTCGCGGAGTCTGGTGCGACTGCTGCTCGACCTGGTCAATTGATCGGACGGCAGAGAAACGCGCCTGGCGCCGTGAGGTTGCCGAAGAGTTAAATCCCGATTTTGACGGCGAGTACCGCTTCTTTCGCGCGAAAGCTGATGCGGGGCTGCCCATCTTGGGCGGCGCAAACCTTCAGCTCTAAAACCACTGTAAAGGCGAGAGCGGCTTCTACCTGCACTTATTCCATTGCTCTAAACCGGGAGGGTTCCCATGGCTTTACATCCATCTGATTGGGCGTGGATCACTATGGCTGCTGGGATCGTCGCCTACGAGATTGCTTGCCCACCGGGGGAGCTGCTGTCGGACGCCACTACCCGCTACGGGCAGTCCCACATGTTCCTCAGCTCCGCCGTGATCGGGGTAGTGGCCGTGCATCTGCTGCGCACCACCGGCCTGCTGCGGTTCATCCCCGAACAGCTCGACCTAATCCATCTATTGGCCGCACTGAAATGAGAGGACACCGCTATGTGCAGAGTTGAGACTTGGAAGTGCGGCCTGCAGACGGGTACTCCGCGGTGAATGTCGCGGGGATCGATTCACCGATCGAACTACTAGCCGTCTTCCTCGTTGTAGCCGGACCCATCGCCGGAGCTTGGCTCACCGGGTATCTCGCCAACCGCAAGCACATTGGGAAAATGGCCTCCGAAGTCAAAGCCGTCAGGGGGCAGGTGGAGAACTCTCACGAAACCAACCTGCGCGACGACCTCACGGACGTACTGAACGGCATCAATCTGATCGCCCAACGACAAGAACATCAGGGGAAAGAGATTGGCGGCCTGATCAAAGATGTAGGTGGCCTCATGGACCGTGTGGGTGATCTCGCTGGGGATATCCGTGACCACCGCGACGAACTCGACACCATCGGCAAGCGGATAGACAAGCTCCGCAAATAGACCCCGCCAATCGCTCTGCACCGCGAGATAATTGAGGGATGCAACTGACTATTGGCCATCTCCGCAAGGCGATAGCCCATCTGCCCGATAACGTTCCGGTACTCACCGAGGATGGTGAGTATGGTCCCGAGTCGGACATAAACCTTTATGTTGTCCATGCGGTCCGGCGCAGTGGCCATGTATACGGTGGCGGTCATGTCGGCCCGGGCCTGTCGGGCTGCGAGGACATCTACGCGCTCCTTGTCTCTCACTGGGGCCAGAATGATGACGCCGTGGACATAACCCCGAAAGATTCGGATGTGATCGACGGCGAGATTGACCAGACCGCAATCGAAGCTGGCTAGACCCCGCCGTTAGCGCTTACCGACAATAGAATTGGGGTATGCCCAAGCAATACATCTGGTGGGAGCTGCTAGAACAGTATGGCTCCGCGGAAGCAGCATGGACGTGGCTGCGCCAGAATGTCCAGCGTGAGGACACCCTAGTTGGCGGTGATCAACAACTGCTCGACATCCTGTGGCGAGAGGGCTTGGTCAAACCCATCTACAGCGACCCCATCACGATGGACACGAGTTCAATCATCCAATTGACCGATCCCTAG